GTCAGCGTCGGTGAACGAGCTTCGGGCGATGGTGCTGCAGAACAACGAATACGTGGCGATCACCGGCGCCGAGCAAGCGGTGCAGGAGACGGATAACCTCGACGTCACCAGCATCGTCGTCGAGGTCTACGACTACCTGTGGCGGCCGATAGGCGAGGCTGGAGACCGGATCTCGCTGCAAGCCACCAAGCCGCGCAACGAGGTCGAGGCCGTCGAACTGGTGCTGAAGTACTACGACGAGAACGGCAACATCGATCACCTGGTGCCCTACATCCGGGCGTGCCGCACGGAGGTCGTCGGAGTCACCATCGAGGTTCGCGGGCTGAGGTTGTGGGCGGCCACCGTCGACACTTCGACGATTAAGCTGGAAAATTCGCAGAAGACGCTGACGGCGAAATGTCTTGGCATTTACGACATTTTGAATTACATGAGCGTGTGGCCTGAGTGGGCATTTCCTATCTGGTTTCAGGGCCCGCTCTACTACGCGATCTACATCGGCCCCCTGTGCACCTGCATCGAAACCATGGTCGCCGAGCAGGCGCTGCGGATTCAGATAGGCCTCAACGAGTTCCTGAACAACGCAGGCTCACTCAATCTGGACCTGCGTTCCTGGTTCGGAACGTGGTTGTCGGAGAACGCGACTCCCGCGCAGCTGCTGTCCACGCCGATCTACGTGGTGCACCACAACCCGGACTACGACGCCAGTCCGACGGTGACGTGGAACGCCCGCATGGACACCTGCAAGGCGCTGATCGATAAGGCAACCAAATCCTATGGCGTGGTGTGCACCATGGACCTCTGGCTCGTCGGTGATCCGCAACCCGACGAGTGGGCCAACCTCCAAGTCCCCACATACGTGTTCCGGTGCACCGACCGCTCCGGAATCACCGGCCCGACCGGCGGTTGGGAAGACGGATTGCTCTCGCAGGCAGTCAACTTCGAAGGCTCGGTGCTCGGCGATGTGCTGTCCCCGTGGTTGAACCCGACCGGGGAATACGCGCCCACCGACACCCTCGGCATCTACATCGCGCCGGCGCTGGGCCTGAACTTCGTCAAACCCTGGGCAGTCCTGATCGATAGCCCAGACGGCCCGATGGTCTCCATGGAACTTGTGGATCACGCACCACAGGCCTGGCAGATCATCATCGGAGGGCAGAGCCCCCAAGCCGGTGCCCCTCTGGGTGACTGGGGGGGCGCCGGCTTGGTCCTGACAATGGATGAACGATCTGATCAACGCGTTCTTCGAGTACATCATCGACATGTTCTCGATAGCTGCTGGTATCACAGGGTTTTCGAACGTCCTCGATGGCCTGTTCACGAACATGCTGCTCGCATTTCAGCTCATCGAAAATTACGACCGCCGAAAAAGCATGGGCCCGTACGGGAAGCCGGAAAAGTTCATTCCGACCGGCGGCGCACCCTACGACGTCGACGCCCTATTCAGCTTCATATCGGCGTTTTGGGACACGAGAGGTTACTTGTCGGGGACCGCGTCCTGGCGAGACGGATATCCCTTCTGGTTGGGCACCGACGTCGTTGTCGGGGCACTCATGTCGATCGCGCTCGACGACGGAACGCTATTCACCGACTACGTCGAAAACGTGATGCTCACCGAAACCGTCGACCAGGCAGCGCTTTTGACTGTGCAGCTCGGCGACAACAAGGCCGAAGAGGCGCCGATCGCACGTTCGCAACGCCTCATTAACGGAGTAGTGGAGGACCTCAACGCCGTGTTACTGAGTCAAGGGCAAAGCACATGACCGCGCCGTCGCCGTGGGTCGAATACACCTGGGAAGGCATCGATGGGTGGCTGTGGCAGGGGATGATCTTCTCGCCCGCCGACAACGACCCGTCTGGTTCCGGAACGACTGTCCTGTTCCTGGCACCTCCGGGTGGCCGCGGCAGCATCCCGCCGCCCGCTCAAGGGCCTCCTGGGGCGCCGTCGCCGCCGCGAAACGTGTTCGTCAACCAGGTCGCTCCCGGTGGCACGATCCCAAGCCCGCAAGTCGATGTTGTCGATCCCGCCACTGGGGTCTGGGATCTGACGTTCTGGGTGAACTCCGGCGCGGATGGCCCCACTGCCTCGGTGGCGCTCCTGGCCGCGGTGGACCTGTCCGGGGCGACCGGCGCACAACTCGGCGACTTCCTGGTGTACGAAACCGGTAGCGGCATACCGGAGATGACGTTCAACCCGGCGCTGGCCGGCGGCAAGTTCTATCCCACCACCGTCAATTCGACGACGTCGGGGAATGGTCCGCAGCGCACGCTGGCGCAGGTGGCTGTTCCCGCGCAACGCTTCGCGTGGACTCCGAAAGTCTCGGGCGGCGCGGTTGTTGTCGGCACGGGCGCCAACGTTCAGGTGAACCTGGTGGCGCGCCTGAATTCCACGACTGGCGATGACGTCGGCCTGGGCATCGGTGTCGCTGGGCAGTATCCGCCGCCGATCACGCTGTGGGACGGCGGACCGGCGGGAAGCTCCCCAACCACCTACGGGATTGTGGCAGCCGGATCTGGGGCGACGATTTTCCTTCAGGCTGAGCAGCAGTCGGGCACCGACTCGTTCACGACGTCGGCGTCGACGACTCGGTTCTGCGTGGAGATGAACCGCATCTCGTGACAGCCGGCCCAAATTGGGGTGATCAGGTTGCGCCGCTGCCATCGGTGCACTCGATTCCCGCGAGCTCGAAGGCGACGCAGCCGCTCACACAGCAGCAGGCGCAAGCGTATTGGACGGCGTTCACCGACGAGACGCTGGCGCAGGTGCTGCTGGCCGTCGCGGGGGTCATCGGGCCGGCCGCCGCGTCGTTCCTCGGGTTGACCACGTGGGCGACGGCGTTGCAGACCGCGGCGGCGAATGCGTTGTCGGCGGCGAATGGGGCGCAGACAACCGCGAACACGGCAAATGGGCAGGCCACTACTCAAGCGGGCTGGTGGTCTCGGCTCCCCGAAGATCTCTGGATCATCTTCGCCGACCCGTTCCACGTCGTCTATCAGTACGGCGCAACCACAGACACCCCGACAACGCTGGGAACCAATGGCCTGCGGACGTTCTGCGCCGCGCAGGCCGACATCAAGTTGCTACTCGGCCAGACCAGCGCAGCAGCCACGACAGCGACTGTCGGAGCCGATCCCGGCGCGGCTATCCAAACCAACCAGACCGCGATCGGCCAAGTCGGACAGATTTTTGACGGCATGACGGTGACCGCTGTCAACGCCGACGTTCAAATGGTCAAGGACTACAACGCCGCCATGACGGGTGGTGGTGCTCCTGCTACGGTCGCCGGTTCGCAGGTGACCTCGGTCGGGTTCCGGAAAGCGTGCTCGTCTCCGACCGCTCAGTCGATCAGCGTCGCCACGAACCAATCTCCGCCGACTTCCGCGATGGCTTGGGGATATTTCCCTAACGGGTTCTTCAACGTCACTACCGCCATGACGTCCGGAATTGTCTCCAGCACTTCGGGTGGTCACGACGCCATCACCATAAATGACCCTGGGCAATATCTGTTTCAGCTTCGCAGCCAAGCGTTCCCGATCTCCGGCAGCGGTGTGGTGTCCATCTACGTCGGCTATCTGAAGAACGGCACCCTTGAGCAACTCGCGCTCGGCTCAAGCGTGGGTGTGAACGTCTTCTCTACCCAGTGGGCACCGACCGCGATCGGCGGCAGCTGCCCCATTCTCTGCGCCGCCGGTGACCAGATAGTCCCGATCGTGTACGTCGACGCGACACAGCCGACGAGCTTCCTATCCGGACTTCAGGTGTTCGGAGAGTCGAACAACATCCTGACCTATTGGTCGATGAACAAGATGTGAGTTTGACCGTAATGCTTACTACCGCAGATAGATTCAAGAATAAGGAGCAGGCGTAGATGCAATTCTTCACGCTCACCGGTACATGGGGTCCCGTATCCCCCAGCGGGGAAATATCCGGCTTCGTGGAACTGCAGATGCTCGTCGAAAACGACGGCGTTCTCGCGGTCCCGGCCAACAGCCTCCTGGTGATTCCCACCCCGGAATCGACTCAAGTCCAGAACAACGTGATGGTGCCTATCCAGCTGCTCGCCAACACCACCGACCTCAACATCAGCGGAAACCTCTACTACACAGCAACATTCAAAGACTTCTACTACACCAACGACGGCGAAAGCGTCGTGTTGAACCTCAGCCCCATCACCTTCCAGGCACCCACCAACGCAACCACCATCGACCTGAGCGCGGTAGCCCCCGCAGCGGGCGCAACAGCCGTCCAAATAGCCGCGTCATACCTAGGCGCGATCACATCTCAGGCGGCGATGCTGGCATTAACGGGCAAACTCGGCGACTACTGCTACCGATCCGACTTGAACACGTTCTATTACCTGATCGCATCCCCGCCCACATCGTTATCAAGTTGGGCATCAATAACTCTCACGCTGCCTCCCACTGTGGACGGCGGCACACCTGCAAACTCGGGAACCGGATTCACGATTGACGGAGGAACACCATGACTCAGATTCAATTTCGGCGCGGCACCGCCTCGGCGTGGACGACCGCTGCAACTGTTTTAGCGCAGGGAGAATTGGGTTTCGAGACCGATACTAAAAAAGTAAAGGTAGGGGACGGATCCACAGCGTGGCCATCGCTGCCCTACGTGGCCGAGACCATGGTCGATAACGCTGACGGCACAATGGCCATCGGCGCCACCAACGTCTCGGAACCGTTGACCACCGTTACTATCGCCAACACCAGCGCCGCCCCGGCGATCGGTCAAAGCACCTGGTACAACGCCGCTTCCGGCAATCTGACCCCAACGCTTCCGGCATTATCTGGACTGCGGGTGGGTGCACGACTGGCGGTCCGCCGTGACCCGGCCGACGCATCAGCCAACACGGTCACCTTGTCGTGCGCCGGGTCAGACACGTTTTACTCGTCCGCAGCAACATCGGCCACGTTCCCAATGTCCGGAGAGCAGCGCGAGTTTCAGGTCATATCCGTCTCTGGAACGAAGTATTGGGCGCCGTCGGGGGCTATCAATCCGGTAGCCGCTCTGGACAACCGCTACCACAGCGCCCAGATCCGGCCAGGGCGTAACACGATTGCGGCGCTTGGCGACTCGATTACCTGGTGGGGCAACCTGCTGGGCTACGGCCCGTCGATCGGCCAGAACTATCTACAGCAGCTCCAGGTCATGACCCATCAGCGCATCCGCTACGCGGGCGCCGACTTCGCGATCTCAGGTTCCAACCTGAACAGTGCTTTAACGGTGCAGTTGCCGCAAGTCGTCGCGATGAATCCCCTTCCGGGTGCATGCGTGGTCGCCTCCGCCAGTAACGATTTGGATCAGGTTTCATCGCCTAACCCGAACTTCACGGCGATGAAGACCACGTTGAAATCTATTGTGGCAGGACTGCTCAACGCGGGGATTGCACCGATCCTCTGGTGTGTTCCGCCGAACAACTTCGGCGGATCACCGTCCACCTACCAGGCCAACATTCACCAGTGGAATTCCTGGATCAGGAGGTATGCATCTCTGAACGGGTTTGCGGTGATCGACGCTCACACTGCGTGCGCCGCCATCGACGGCACCTACATTTCTGGTCTCGGACAGTCCGATCTGATTCACCCAACCGGTGCTGGACAGCGGGCGATCGCACAGCAGGCCATCTCCGATGGGGTAGCCGATATGTTCCCACCCAACAGCCTCGTTCACACAGCCCGTCAAACCAACGACCTGTCGAACCTGTTCAACAACGGCACCATCAACCTCGGCCTATTCACTACCGACACCAACTCCGACGGTGTGGCGGACGGGCTGACCGCATCAGGTGCAGGAACGTTCTCCCTAGTAACGCCGCTGGCTTCCGACAACTTGTACGGCAAATGGCAGCAAATGACCGCGTCTACGGGTCAGACGCCTTCTCTTCAAGCCTCCATCACTACCGGTTGGTCGGTGGGCGACGTCATTGCTTTCAGCTGCCGAGTTCAGACACAAAACATAGAAGCGGCCGGTGCCGTATTTGACGTCTGTTTATTGACGGATACGCCGGGCGGATTTACGCCCCCTGGCGGAAGCAGCGTGACGGCCCTCTACAACGGCATTGAGAACTGGACGGGGGATGCCGAAGACGGGGAACTGTACGTCGAATTAACCGTCCTTTCGGCCATGACCGACATGAAGCTTCTGGTCTGGCTTCCCTCGGTCACATCGGGAACTGCGACAGTTCGCGTCGGAGAAGTGACCATCCGCAACTTGACCACAGGAGGACTACTGACATGAGTTTCTACCGACGCCGCACAGTGTTCGACGGCCTCTACAACATTTTCCGAAACATCCCTCCAGAAGCATTAATCGGATTGTCAACGCGCGCCGAATACTTCACCACGCAAACCGGTGTAGCTATACCGCTCGGCCCGAACGGTGAATTCCCTATTGGCGTGTGGATCGAGTCTTTGATCGGACCAGGCGGCGGCGGCGGAAGCGGTCGGCGCGGCGCGGCAGCATCGGTGCGTTGCGGCGGCGGCGGCGGCGCTTCCGGCGCGATGATCGTCAACTATTTTATTCCCTCCACACTATTTGGGAGCACGTTCACCCTCACACTCCCCGCCGCGGGAGCAGGAGGGGCCGCGGTAACCACCGATAGCACAAACGGCAACCCGGGCGGTGCCCCGGCGGCTGCGTCCTTCGCCACCGGATCACTCCTGGTATCAACAGTTGTGGGTGCGGCTGCTGCTGGCGGAACAGCTTCGACCGGAACAGGCGGAGTGTTCGGCCAAGGCCAATTTAACGGGAGCGCCGGCGGCAGCGCCAGCGTAACTGGAGGCGTCGGAGCTGCTGGGGCGCAATCTACCAGCGGCGCTCCAAGCGGTGGAGGGGCCGGAGGAGGGATCACAGCCGCCGATTCAGCCAGCGCAGGCGGTGCTGGCGGTTGGCAAACTCTGCAATACGGTTTAACAGGTGCCGCGGCAGGAGTTGTCGGGGGAGCTTCCCCATCTGGCGGTAGTGCTGCTGTAGCCGGGATCGGTGGTCAAGGCGCTGGCGGCGGTGCAGCTTCTATCACCGGTGCAGCCCAAGCAGGAGCAACTGCGCTCGGGAATGGTGCCGGAGGCGCTGGCGGTGGTGCCAGCCTCAACGGAAACGCTAGCGGTGCTGGCGGTGCAGGCGGCGGTCCCTACGGCCGACTGCGCTGGGTTTACGCATAAACAACATGCACCGATATGTGGCCGCACTCGCGGCCGGATCACTGCTAGGCGTCCTCGCAGGGGGCGCCATTTTTGTGCTCGTCATCCAAATCCAAGACGGCGGAACGGAAATCGCATGGCTGATCAACTGACCCGCAACAAGCTCGGCAAGCTGCCGGCGCGCCCGGGCGCTGTCAAAGGCCGATTCACCGACTACTTCGACATCGCGAAACTCGCGGACCCACCCAGGAAGTTCGGGCATGACAGGCTCGTCGCCGGCGGCTTCCCGATGCTGTGCAACAACATCATCGGTGACTGCGCGATCGCCGGAGCCTTGCATCAAACCCAGCTGTGGAACGCCGAAGCCGGGATCGCGATCCCCGTCACCGATAAGGCTGCTGTCGAGAATTATTCGGCGATCACCGGCTACGTGCAGGGCCCGGAGATCACCGGGTTCGACGGCAACGGCGCCGCCAACATCGACCCCGAAGCGCCGCAGAACCCGACCGACCAGGGAACAGCCGTACCCTCCCTGCTGAAGTACTGGTACACCAACGGCATCGCCGACGCCGCCGGCCGCCCCCACCTTATCGGCGCCGCGATCCCTCTCGAACCCGGCAACTGGGAACAGCTCTGGTACGCCAGCTGGTACGCCGACGGCGTCACGATCGGCCTCGAGCTCGACGAAGAATGGCAGACCGCGTTCCAGCAGAACAAGCCATGGCTCGCGCGGCGCCGCCGCAACGTCGAAGGCGGCCACTACATCGTCGGCGTGGCATTCGACGGCGATGACAACATCGCGCCATCCGCGACGTGGGGTCGTATCGGCCTGGTCGGTAAGACGGGCTATGAGCAGGGCAGCGACGAAACCTATGCGCTGCTTTCGAAAGATAAGCTGCGCAACGGAATTGATCTCAACGGGTTGAACTGGGAGCAGCTCACCGCCGATCTGCCGATGCTGCAAGACATCGACGACGCACCGGAGCAGGCTCCGGAAGCAGGTTTGAGCGCGGCTGAGGTCGGCGGCGAGTGATCTGCCGCGAACACCCACTCACCAGCCTCGCGGTCCTCGACCAATTCAAAAATGGGCCGTTTCCGCCCGGCTACCCGGACACGCACCGCACTTTCTATGCGCCGGTCGACGACCTTCACGGCGCACTGAAGTACCTCCTCGCATCAGCCGAGAAGTCCCTCGTCGTCGCGATGTACGGCTTCGACGACCCTGAGCTCGCCGACACCTTGCAAGCGAAACTTGAGCACGAGCACTGCTTCGTCCAGCTCACGTTGGACAGCTCGCAGGCCGGTGGGACGCACGAACGCGAACTGTTGGCCCACAACGATTATCCGGCGTCGTCGATCGCGGTCGGGCGTTCCGAGCATGGCGCGATCATGCATCTGAAGTTACTGATCATCGACGGTGTCGTGGTGGTGACCGGTTCGACGAACTGGTCTACGGGTGCGGAAACCAAGCAGGACAACCAACTTACGGTGATCGCCGACCCGTATGTGGCGGCTGAGGCGCGCGCCCGCGTCGACGCGATCCACGCCAACATGCTCGCGAAGAAAGGCGCGCAATGAGGTTCAACCGCAATCCTCCTCCGTGGGCAAAGCAGCTCATGGGGGGACAAGTAGAAATGATGAAAGGAATCCAACAAATCATGGCCGCAGTACAAGTTGACCAGACTGATCTCGACAACCTCGCGACGAACCTCGAGGCAGTGAAAACTGCGCTGTCGTCGGAGATCGCATCGCTGCAGCAGTCGCTGCCTGAAGCGGACCTGTCCGGGCTGAATCAGGCCTTGACCGATCTTCAGGGCCTCGAACCGCCTACCCCGACGCCGAGCTCCTAACGACGCAGCCGAAAAGGCCAGTCCCGCGAAACATGCGGGGCTGGCCTTTTTGCCGCGCGAAGAAAGGATGCGAGATGGCATACACGCCTGACGAAGTCGCACTGGCGATCATCACCGAGGGCCAGACCGCGCGCACCGATGGGACACCGGAGACGTTGCATCCGGTCATCGCGCCGCGCGGTATTCAGATCGCGCTGTCCACGGCGATCGTCGAGTCCAACGAACGCGACCTCGCGAACCCGAATGTTCCTGAGTCGGAGAACTATCCAAACGACGGCGACGGATACGACCACGACTCCGTCGGCCCCTTTCAGCAACAGTTCATGTGGTGGGGGACTGTCGCTGAGGAAATGGATCCGCGACTGTCGGCGGCCATGTTCTATCACCACCTGGCCGGCATGAACTACAACGATCCGGGCACGAGCCCGGGGACGTTCGCGCAGGACGTGCAGCAGTCGGCGTTCCCGACGCGCTACGACCAAGCATTCGACGCGGCTGTCGCGCAATACGAGCGACTCACCGTACAGCCCCCATCCCCAGCCCCAGCCCCAGAGGATCCGCCCGTGGCCAACTACACCCAAGCCCCCTACGACCTGATCGATATGTCGCAGAACAACGACAACTGCGAAGACCGCCTCGGCGAGAATATCCGGCTCATCATCCTCCACACCGAGGAAGGCGACATGACCGGCTCAGCGTTTGAGGAATGGATGGCCAATAACGGTGTCAGCTATGGCTATATCGTGAACCCCGACGGCTCCGTGATCTGCATGGAGACAGACGATGTCGGCTCCTGGTCGGTGCTCGATCCCGCCAACGAGATCTCGATCAACGTCTGCTTCGCCGGGTCGACGGTCAACTGGTCGCGCCAGGAATGGCTCGACAACATGGGCCTCGGCATTCAGAGCGCCGCGTTCTTGGCGGTGCAGAAGTGCCAGAAGTTCGGGTTGAGCACACAGGTGCTTGTCGGCGACGACTACCCGAAAATCGTTGACGGAACCGGGATCACCGACCACTACGCCATCACCGTCACCGGGTTCTCGCCCGGCAGCACGCACACCGATGTGAGCGGCGGTATGGAAGGTGGTTCGCCCCCGTATCCGAAATTTCCGTGGGATGTGCTCGAGAACTGGGTCGCGCAATACAGCGGCACTCAACCGGCACCCGCGCCGGCGCCCGTCCCCGACTCGGCGCAGACGTACACGGTGGCGGCCGGCGATTCGATCTATCGGATCGCGCGACAGTTCGGCGTCACCGAAGACGCGCTTCTGGCCGCCAATCCATCATCAATCACCAACCGGGACTTGATCTTTGTTGGTCAGGTCCTCGTCATCCCAGAAGGGACATAACGCATGGACATCAACGGCAAGTGGGTCGGGATCGGGCTCGGCGACGTCAGCGCCACGGTCGAGGAACTGAAAGTGTTCCTGGCGAACAAGTTCAGCTACGCCGCGCCGCTCAAGGCGAGCATCGACGCCGGCGGCACTGAGGCGCAGACCTACGACCAGACCATGGTCGACGTCGTCACGCACATGCAGACCGCGTACGGCGACAACTCGAAAGTCAACCCCGGGCTGACCATCAGCGGAATCATGAACTACAGCTGGCAGATTCGCTGCGGCTACATCCAACCTCCGAAGGTCACCATCTTCACCGCGCAAGGGACCGGCGTCGACATGTGGGATGCCGACTGGCCGCAGCCCTACGGCATCGCCCTGGCGATCGCCGCGGCGCTCCCCGGGAAGGTCACCGTCCAGCCGATCGGGAACTACCCGGCATCTGTCACCGGCCCGGCGATGGGCGCATCCGCGGAGATGGGCCGCACCGAACTGAAGCGCATGATGGGCGCCGGCGCCGGGCCCGGACCGGTTTACCCGTCCGGTCCGTGCGCGTGCATCTTCTACAGCCAGTCCGCGATCCTCGGGTCGCACTGGTGGCGCGACGATGTCCTCGCACCCAGCGGCGCCCTGCACCACCGCCAGGACGATGTGCTGTTCGTCATCACCGAGGGCAACCCGCTGCGCGCACCGGACACGGCCAACGGCAACGACGACGCCGGCTGGGGACCGTCACCACAGAAGGACGGGGCGCCGACGTCGGGCATCGCCGGACCCGCAGACTGTCTCACTCCGGCGCAAACCACCGAGGGCATCTTCTACGACTATGTGTGGCTCGGGGGCGACAACGGGCAAACCGAGCTCTATACCGCGAACCCGTGGAACGACGCCTCGGGCGCCGGAAAGGTCGGCACACTGGTCTACAACGCGGTCGTTGACCAGACATTCGGGACCGTTGTCAGCGTCATCGACGCCCTCGGGGAACCCGTCGGCATGGTCGAGGAAATCTACAACGGGCTGACCTTCCTGTTCGCACAGAACAACGCGGACCATTTCAGCTACGACATCACGCCGATGATCGCGTTGGGTGTGCGGAAGATCGACGCCTGGTACACCGCGTTCGTCACCTCGGGTGGCGCGGTCGCGACCAGTTCGGCCGCAGCATGAGGACGATGATCGCGGCGGCCGCCGCGGCTGGCGCGCTGATGCTCTCACCTGCGTCGGCGCACGCCGACGGGCCGATCACCTACACCGTCGAACCGTTCGACTTCGACGGTGATTTCGGTATCAGCATGACAGTGACACAGGATCAGTTCGGAGGCCGAATGTGCCCGTGCGAGAAGATCCCGTATCCGGCTGACGGGTTCCACAATCAGCAGGGCGCCGACGCGATCGCACAGGTGCCGTTCAAAGCGGGCGACACGCTGATGGGATTTTCCCTTGGCGCGCAAGTCGTTTCGCTGTTTCTGTCGCAACACACGCTGCCGCCCGGCGTCAAGGTGCTACTGGCCGGAGATACGTTTGCCCGCAACAAGGAGCTCGTCGCCGCCGGCCAAGGCATCCCAGTGGACATCGCGAACCCGGTGACGATGGTCGCTAACGAATATGACGGCTGGTCTGACACCCCGACCGACACCAGCAGCCCGAACTGGCTACTCGCCGAAGTGAACGCCGCGGTCGGCACCCAACACCTGCACTACTACGCCAACGCCGACCCCGCAGACCCCGCGAACGTGGTCACCCAGCAGGGCAACATCACCGCCGTACTCGTCCCCACGCAGCAGTTACCGATCAACGATTTTCTACGCGGATGGGCAGACTCAACCGCCGACGACCTGGACACGCAGGAACGGCCACTGATCGACGACGCCTACAGCCGCCCCGGATCGACCCCTGAACAGCAGAAAGCCGCGGCCGCGCAGCAAGTTCCGTACCCCAATCCGGCGTGGCCATCGAAACCGGAACCTGCAGCAGCGCAATAAGAAAGGGCACCAGCCATGATCTTCACCCTTCAGTTTTGGAAGAACACTTTGGAACTAGTGGTGCGCGGATCCGCGATCGCCACCGTGACCGCAATGGGCGGTTCGGTGCTGGACGCGTGGCACCTGGACTGGAAAACCATCGGCGGCATGGCGTTGTCGGGCGGCCTCCTGTCGCTCCTCACGTCGCTGTCATCTGCGACGGTTGGCGCTAAAGGGTCACCCTTGTTGACCACCGTCAAGGATGGATAAGCACCAGCGCACACGGCTGATGCAGTGGCTGGTACGGAAACTGGCCGACGTGACCGGATTCCAGATCATGTACTACGCCTGGTTTTTCGCCGCGGGATTCTATGGCCTCGCCATCGCGGACAGTCAGCCGCCGCTCACACTCATGGGCACGATGCCGCATCTGAGTGTCCAGGCGTGGTACTGGTTCAACATCATCGGCCCCGCGGCTGGCGCCACCGGAATCTGGATGGAACGCACCAAGTACAACTACGAAGGACTGTGCATTGAGGTATTCGGCAACGTGCTGTTTGCCGGATCGCTGCTGGCCTACATTCTTGCCACCCTCCAAGTCGAGTCATGGGGGCGTGGCATGTATGGCGCAGTCCCGTTGGCGGCGTCGTCGCTCACGTCGACATCGTGCTTGGTGCTGCGTGACACGCTGCGCATCCTTCTGCGGAGACGCGACGAATGAACGGTCCCACCCTCGCGCTGGTAGGGGCCGCCGCACCGGGACTGTTCGCGCTCCTCCTTGGCCTCTCGAACATCGTCAAAGACCTTTTCACTGAGGGTGAGGGCAAGAGCGCACTCGCGGCGGCTACGAGGGCTGAGGCCGCAGTCCATAAGCACGAATCGTGGCGCACTGACTTTCAGATCAACTACGACATCCTCCAACAACGCTGTGTGGCATGCGAGATCCGGCAGCAGGCGACCGAACGGAGCCTGGATTTTCTGCTTGAGGAATTTGACGACCAAATCTTGCCGATGCTGCCCGACGAGACCCGTATCGCGGCGCGCGTCATCATGCGCCGGGCCCGCGAGATCCGGGTAGTAGGGAAAGAAGACTCGCCATGATCCGATGGATAGCCGCACTGCTGTGGCCGCTCGCCGCGCTCTGCATTTTGGCCGCGCCCGCACGCGCTGACGTCGACGGAGCCGTCCCAGGCCCTGGCCTCTGCTCATATCCGGGTACCTGCACGTCGGGTGCTGCTTTTGGCGAATACGATTACGCCTCAGCGTTTCCCACCGAAGTCAACGGCTCGCACTGGGAATGCGTCTACGGCGGCGCGATGTATTTGGGGAACGCTGGCGTCAGCATCATGTTCTTCAACGCCTCGGTCACTTCGCCGCTCGGGGTGCTACGGGGCGCGTGCTGGTGGGCGTGCCCGGACGCGATGCTGTCGTTGTCCGCGCCGCCGAATCCAGCAGGCGCGTGGAAGAACTACTTGAAACCGTCAGTGTGCAAACCGATCGGGCCGGCACCGATCCCGATCAAGCCGCCACCCCCTCTGGATGCGCCGCCGAGCGGGGAGTCACGGGTCGCACCTGGCGCACCTCTGCCGCCGGGCCCAGCACCGGCGCCGATCCTGCCCAACCAAACCAACCCCGGCGCATCAAACCCATTCCAACCCGAGAACAACGGAAACTAGGTCGTGGGACCCGTCCCGGGCGGCTCCGAGCATCGCGTCGCCGTCGCACCCGTACTTGTCAGATGCCGAAGCGCATCATCTCTCGCGGCACTCTCGTTCGATCCCGAACCAGACGCCCATCCATGCGTCGACGGATCGATAGCCACGCTGACGCAGCCGTGATAAATCCCGCTGTTGACCAGCAGGCAATCGTCGTTTCCGAGAGTGCGACACTCACTTAGCGCGATCCGATCAGCTTCCTCTTGGCTGCCACCCATGCCGAAGCCAGCGAAATTGTGCTCGGTCGAAACCGCGGCGGCAGAAATCGCGATCGCGACGAAATCGTTGGTGTCAGGCGCGCCGGCGGCCGAGGGGTGCGCTGCCGCCGAGGGCCACGTGGTGGGCGACACCGACGGCGCCGAGTTATCCGCACCGCGACGGTTCGTTGTCCACACGACAGCGAACCAGATCGCCGCACCGATCGTGACGACCATCAGCGCAACGAACATTTTCACGGTGCCGCGCGCGTAAGCCGAGTCATCGTCGTCCGTCCACACCTCGTCGTCCGGCTGCAACCACCGAAGCAACTTGCGGTGACGACGACTCAGCTTCGGCGCGTCGTCCTGGCCCGCATAAAGCGCAGTCGGGTCGTCGTCTTCTACGTCGCTGTACGCCAGCCGCGGCGCGTGCGCAGTCACCGGCGGCAGCTGCTCAGTCTCCGGTGAGCCGGCCTCCGCGGTGCTCGCCGCTTCGGTTTCGTCGCTCACTGTCAATCGTCCAGACAACATTTCACACCTCTCAATATGCGTTGATGTTCACGGCTGTGACCGGGAAAACGACTATTTTCGCGCTGGCAGCCTCGGAAACCAGACGCACATCGTTCTCTGAGACCGCGGTGTACCGCTGCGTCGTCGCGACGCTCGCATGCCCGAGCGCCTCCTGCACCGCGCGCAGGTTCTTCGTCCCGGCATAGCCGCGGGTCGCGTAACGGTGCCGCAATTTGTGCATCGACCACCCCGGCGGCATCAGACGCGAAATGATCTTCCCGACATGCTCGGGCGACAAATGACCATCAATCTGTCCAGGAAACAGATAGCCGCCGCGCGGGCGCCATTCGTAAATCATCTGAGCCAATGTTTCAGAAATTGGGACTATTCTCTGTCGGCCGCCTTTTCCGTGGACAATGATCGACCAGCCATCGACGGTGCGCATTAGGTCATCACCGCGGGCGATCGCCACCTCTGCGCGCCGCATCCCGGCGTGACAGGCCAGCGTCGCCATCAACATTTCGCGCGGCGCCGCGGCGGTGAGTATCTGTTCCCAAATCTCGTCGGTGGCCCCGGCCGGGGCCTCGGCGCCGGATGGGAAACCTTGGGCAACGACAGCGCAGGGTTGACGTTGACCAACTCGTTTTCGCAGGCCCAGCGGTAGAAACTGAGCAGCGAGGAGCGGACCCCGCGGCGGTGTTCGGCCGACCAACGCTGCCCGCCGCACAAACCGACGAGCTGCGAGGGGGTGAGCTGGTTCGGGTGCGTGGTGTTCGACCGTCGGGCGATCATCCGTACGTGGCCGCGCCGAACCTTTATTGTCTCGGGCCGAGCGCCACCGGCGCGTAGCCAGACCATCCATTGCGCAATCGGTTGTTCCCATGAGATCGGCAGCGCGTAAGTCATTTCGCAAGCCCCCCTGACAGCAGGAGCCGTTTTGCTGTAGCTCGCTGCCGTAGCAAACCTGCGAGAACTGTACGCTTTGTCCGGTATGTTGGACGCGGAATTCGTTAACCCGCTGTTCATTATGCTGCGCGCCGTTGGCCGGAGGGTTGGTGGTTCGAGTCCACCCGGGGGAGCTGGCTAACTTTCCTGGCCGTCCGTCCGCTCCGTCTCGGTACGGCCGGGGGCCTGGGGGGCAGTGGCGGCTCCGTCGGTATCGCACGAATCCCGGTCGTCACGTATTCGAACGACGCGCCGATCGTCTCGCAGATATCGTCCAATTCTTGAATGCGGAAGTCGACCTCGAGGCACATACGTTGAGATAGTGCTTGCTGCGTCATTCCGACTCGTCGTGCGACTGCTGAGACGGATAGCCCACCCAGCCGCCCGAATTCTTCGCGTAGGCGACGGACGATGGCCTCGTTACGAGGCCCAGGCGACACGTCCACCATCATGAGTGTTGTCATATTGCGTATGTTATCCGCTGGGCGGATAAGTGCAAGTCAAACACGGTAAGTTCACAAGCTAGACAGGTAGCTACGGACGACACGCGCAGGGTTCAAGCTTGAAAGTCACAAGAATACGTTGTAGAAACGTGACTTATGTCCAGCAAGTTAGATGCTGAATCCGAAACTTCGATCGATCAGCTTGTGGGCGCCAACGTGCGCGCGGAGCTTGCCCGTCGCCAACGCACGCAGGGATGGCTCGCTAAACAGCTCGGCATCACGCAGCAGTCCGTCTCACAGCGACTCGGCGGCCGTGTCTCGTTCGACATCGCCGAGCTGAACAAGATCTCGCAAGTTCTAGCCGTCGCACTGACCGACTTATTGCCGGAGCAGGCGGCGTGAGCGCGGCGATGCGTGGTCTTGACGAGATAATGGCCGCCGGCCGCGGCCGCGCCGGTGTCACCGCGGTCCTCGACGCCGCCGACCGGGCCCGCGACGGCCACTACGAATCCTGCCCGTGCGGTGCGCTCCTGCAGATCGGCGGCCGACTCAGCGCCGCAGACTGGATGGCTATCGAAGACTGGCGTGCTGAGCACACCGACTGCCAGGCCCGCGCATGAGCGGGCTCACCAAAGACGCCGCGTTAGGACTTGCGGAATCCTTCCAACTCAGCGACCCGGCTCTCCAACTTCTCGAAACGCTCTTCGAACTCGATGATCGCCCCGCCGTACAGAGACATCATCACCGCTCGGTACTCGTCGGGGGGCAGTTCGGTGTAGTGGCGAGCGGCCTCTTGGACAGCTTTGGACATCGGTCTGCTGTCGGGGAACTCAAGAGCCAAGTACTTGTCGAGATTTTCACCCATGATGCTTCTCCTTCGCTGGTTGCTGACACCCGAAGCGTAGGAGAACCGGCCCGGGCTGGGGAGGAAGCCAGCCCGGGCCGCGCACAAGGCGACGCGCCATGATCGGCGACACGCTCTTGGCCGCTGGGGCAACGCTCGCCGGCTTGGCGTGCTGCGTCGCCTGGCACTGGCTCTGGTGGACCTCAAAATGAAGCGCCTCGACGGCGCGATCTGCGACCGATGCAACAAACCATTCCTAGTCCGCGCCACCAGCCGTATCACGGTCTGCACCGAGTGCTCACGCGGCGGAATCCCCGCCGAACAAGCCCGCGCGCTGCTGGCCGAGTCCCGCCGCCGCGACGGGAGCCAAATATGAGGGTCGACCAGCTCGCACTGAATGCTGCTGCTGTCGCCGGGAAGTTGGCTGGCATCGCCTGCGAGGCGCTCGTCGAACTGGTTTACGGCCCACCTGAAACGCCGACGCAGCCAGACGATTTCGACGAAGCCACCGCCGAGAAGTACTTACAAGGCGGCGCGCAGGACTGCGGACTCGGTGACTCGATACCTGTTTGTCGGCACCCCGGCGAGCACGTTCTTCCCACTTCTGCTGCTGCCTATTCCCTTGATGAGCTTTACAAGCTGAAGGCCCGGATCGACGGCGATCGATGGGGTGAACCGGAGCTGACAGGTTCCGAGCTCGTCGCGGTTCGGCAGCTCATCGAAGAACGCTTTCCCCTCCCGTCTCCCGCTGCCGTTCAGCCCCCAGCGGTTGTGCAGGAGACGTGCCCCGCGCCGCTGCTTTCCCCCGAAGCCGGCGGCGCGGGGCACCCCCCATTTTCAACCCAGTAAAAGAATGCCGCCGCCCGCGGGTAACGGGCGACGGCGACCAACACAGGAAGGCTATTTCCCGATGTCAGCACCACCAGAATACCGCCCAACACCCAAACTCCAACGCATCTGGAGCCCCACCGATGCCCGCGACACCGTCCGCGACGCGGTGCAGCTCGGCGCCCTCAAATGGCTGCACCAGCAGGTGAACAGCATGACCGTCTGGGATTCGATCGTCGCCGAACGCGCACTACTCGGCACACTCCCGAAGCCAGTCGTTTCGCTGACGTCGATCGACAAGCTCATGGCGGACTGGCCGGCGCCGATCATCTGCGGCTTGGTGATCCCATGATCGGCGACACCTACAACCGGGACGGCGAACCAATCCCCAACGACTGGTGGAACCACCCCGAACACCAGCGCTCCGGAGCCACCGAAAAGCGAGTCGCGGCAACACAAGTCGAGGACGTATGGGTATCTACGGTATGGCTGCAGGGCATCGACCACGCATTTCCGCCCGGCCGCGGCCCCCTCATCTTCGAAACGATGGTCTTCGGAGGAACCCACAACCAAGACCTCCAGCGTTACGTGACCGAAGAAGAAGCCATGCGTGGGCACCTTGCCGTCTTAGACCGGCTACGCGCCGGTAAGCCTCCCTTCGCCTACCTCGACGAGGACGCATCATGATGCGCGAACTGTTCTGGGCCGCAGCGGCCGCAGCGGTTGTCACATCCTCAGCGTGGTTCCCCCTCGTTGCGCACGCAGGCACACACGCCGACCCGGTCAACATCTGCGGCGCGCTCCGCGACGGCATCAGCCTCGGCAACATCGAATCCGCCCTCGAATCAACCGGGATGGGTGCCACCGCAGCCGGCGCCTACGCCGGAACCGTCATTCGCACCCAATGTCCCGACCTGATCGGCCTCGCGATGGGACAACTGGCGTGAACTCCTGGGCCGACCGCGCTGCCTGCAGCGGCGCCGACAGCTCAGTGTTCTTCCCGGAAACCCGCGGAACCGCGAACGCTGCACGCGCCCTGCTGATCTGCGGCCGCTGCACCGTGAAATCCGAGTGCCTGCAACACGCGCTCACCCGACCCGAAAACGACGGCGTGTGGGGTGGCAAGACCGAGCAGGAACGCCGCGACATGAAACCCGCGCGCAAGCAACCCGACCGTCCTCCGCACGGCACCCGCCGCGGCTACGACTACCACCTGCGGCACAACGAAACACCCTGCGGTGCGTGCATTGAAGGGGACTCCCGCGAGAACGCTCGGGGCTACCAGGAACGGCAGCGCACCGCGTGAGCGGCGTTCCGGTCAACGACGGCATCTATCCGGACGTGTCCGAGCGGGATTATCACGCCGACAGGGACAGCCTGTCGTCGTCGGGCGCCAAGACCATCACCGCGCTAACGCCGGCCGAATACATGGCAAGACTGCTTGAGCCCCCGAACCCGAAGCCTCAGTACGATTTCGGGCACGCCGCGCACAAAATGGTCCTCGGCAGAGGCGGCGACCTGGTCCGCGTCGACGCCCGGGACTGGCGAACCAACATCGCGAAAGAGGCCCGCGAAAAGGCATACGCGCACGGCAAAGCCCCGCTGCTGAAGGCGCAGATCGAGCAGGCGCAGGTGATGGCCGGCAAGGTGTTCGCACATCCGATCGCGGCGAAGCTGCTCGAAAGTGGATCCGCTGAGATGTCGGGGTATTGGCACGACGACACCACTGGGGTTCGGCTTCGTTTCCGCCCTGACTTCCTGCCCGAGACCGGCCGCGGGCGACCCATCATCGCGGAATACAAAACCGCTGCATCCGCGAATCCGCGTCGATTCGCCAAGTCCGCCTTCGATTTCGGCTATCACCAATCCGCGCCTTGGTACATCGACGGACTTGCGGAGACCACGGGCATCACCGAGGCGGCGTTCGTTTTCATCGTGCAGCAGAAGGATCCGCCCTTCCTCGTCTCGGTCTGCCAGCTCGAACCCGAAGACGTTGAGCTCGGCCGTCAGCAGAACCGTCGCGCGATCGACATCTACGCGCAGTGCCGCGAGACCGGCGTGTGGCCCGGCTACGACGGGATCGCGCTGCTGGCGCTTCCCGGGTGGGCGCGCCGCCAAATCGAAGACGACCTCACAGCCTGATGAAAGGAACAGCCCACCAAATGTCGAACCAACTGATGCAGATCCCCCAAGAGTCATCCCTCGAGCTGCTGCCACCCGCGCGGCCCGCATCGCATGAGGCGAAGTCGATGCTGCTGCAGCACGCGGAGATGATGCAGACCGCACACCAGCTGGCGTCGGCCATGGTCAACACGACGATGGTGCCGAAGCGGTTTTTCCGGAAAGCCGACGACGCCACCGCGGCGATCCTGTACGGCGCCGAACTCGGCCTGACACCCATCCAATCGCTGCAGCGGGTCATCGCAATCCACGGCATGCCCGCCCTCGAAGCGCGAACGATGGTGGCGCTGTTGAAGCCCCGCGGCTACAAGGTTCGCACCACCGAGCAATCTGACGAGTCGGTCACCGTGGTCGGCCGCGATCTTGACGGCGATGAGTACACCTCGACGTGGACGATCGCCCGCGCTCACCGCGCCGGCTACGTGCCGACACCGTCGAGCGATGACTCGCTGCGCCGCCCGGACGTCGACGACGACTGGGTCACCGTCACCAAGACGTGGGACGGCAAAGCGAAGACGTCGATCGTCGGGAACATGAAGTACATCACCGACCCGCAGGCCATGTTGAAGGCCAAGGCGCAGGCCGAAGTGTGCCGCGAGATGGCGCCGGACGTGCTGATCGGAATCTCCTACACGACCGAGGAATTGGAGTCGGAGCGGTTCAACGACCGGCCGCAGCTTCCGGAGCCTCAGCGGCACACTGCGCCGATCACAGTCGAGGAAATCCTCAACATCGACGACCTGGCCGCCTATAACGGGCAGCCGACGTCCGAGCCGATCCCGGAGCGCGCCCAGGCCGTCGCTGACGCGAAGGAACAGCTCGACGCCGACGCCGAGCCCGATGCGGAAGCCAAGCCGGACCCGCAGCCAGCCACCGACGACGCTGCGCCAGAACCGGATAGGCCGACCACACCAGCTCAGAACCGTCAAATGCACGCCCTGTTCCGGGATCTCAAGATCACCGACCGCGGCGACCGGCTCACTGTCACCGGCGCGATCCTCGGATTCAAGCTCGACTCCAGCGCCGCGCTGACAGCCACCGAAGCCGACTCGATCATCTCGACTCTGAAGCTGTGGAAGTCCGGTCGCGATGAAGACGGCAACGACATCGACGCCCAGGCCTCCATCCGCGAAATCTTGAACCGCGCAAGCCTCGCCGAAACGGAATCCGACAGCCCCGCAACAGAACAGGAAGGTTAGCCCGACATGGCACTCATCACCGACAAAGAAGCACCACCCGACGTACCCACCACGAACGAACTCGCCGACATCGACACCGGCGAAGACGAAACCCCACCCGCATACCTGAGCTTCGGCGGCAGCCCCGCCCCGCTCGACGAACCACCGGAAGTCGGCGACGTCCGGACGTACATCGTGCGCGCCCGCTGCACCGGCGAGCACGGCCCAATCGAACGCAAAGACGGCGAGATGCGGTACACGCGCACCATGCAAATCCAGTCGTGCCACGAGCAGGGCAAGAAACCGCCGGGCGACGGCAACCAGGACGCCCTGTTCGACCGCAACAGCGTCGAGAACGGCGACACCGAAACCGATGGCGGTGACGACGAATGAAAGGCGACCACCTCGAACGCGCCCGCGACGCAGCGGACGGTGGGGCGGTCACATGCGCGCTAGCGCACGCACTCATCGACATCGCCGAATCGCTGCGGATGGCCGCGGATCGCAGCCCCAATCCAATCGAACGTCTACAGGACATCTGCCAGAAGGCAACCCAATGAAGAAACTCACCGAACTCACCCCAGAACAGACCGAACGCATGGCCTCGTGGGCTCGTGAGTGGATCGAATACGGATGGCGCACAACCCCACTGACTGAAGAGGAATGGGCTGTATGGGAGTCGGGTGCGCGCCGCTGCTACGACTTCGCAGGCATTGAATGGCCTGGCGTTGTCGTACGGGTGTCATCACCGATTGTTGGTGCGTTCGCGGCGCCGATTGCCAAATCGATCATCGACAACCTTCGAAAGAATAGGGATTCCGTCTGGGCTTCCGTCGGGGCTTCCGTCTGGGATTCCGTCGGGGCTTCCGTCTGGGATTCCGTCTGGGCTTCCGTCGGGGCTTCCGTCGGGGATTCCGTCCGGGATTCCGTCTGGGCTTCCGTCGGGGCTTCCGTCTGGGATTCCGTCGGGGATTCCGTCGGGGCTTCCGTCGGGGATTCCGTCTGGGCTTCCGTCGGGGCTTCCGTCGGGGATTCCGTCCGGGATTCCGTCGGGGCTTCCGTCGGGGATTCCGTCGGGGCTTCCGTCGGGGCTTCCGTCGGGGATTCCGTCGGGGCTTCCGTCGGGGATTCCGTCGGGGATTCCGTCGGGGATTCCGTCGGGGCTTCCGTCCGGGATTCCGTCGGGGCTTCCGTCTGGGATTCCGTCGGGGCTTCCGTCGGGGCTTCCGTCGGGGATTCCGTCCGGGATTCCGTCTGGGCTTCCGTCCGGGATTCCGTCGGGGCTTCCGTCCGGGATTCCGTCGGGGCTTCCGTCGGGGCTTCCGTCCGGGATTCCGTCGGGGCTTCCGTAAACACTAACTGGCAGAACTACTTCGGTGGGCGCACGTGGTGCGACTGGGAAGCCTACTTCTCATTCTTCCGCGACGTCGTCCAACACCAGCTCGACGGCGACACCTGGGACCGCAGCCGAGCATTCCAAGACGCCGAATCCGCCGGCTGGTGGTGGCCCATGCGCGACTTCGTCATGGTCTGCGACACCCCGTCCGAACTCCACATCGAAACCGCCGGCGGCCCCCACCGCATGCACTGCGAAACCGGGCCCGCGATCAGCTGGTCCGACGGCTGGGGCATCCACATGTGGCACGGCACCCGCGTCCCCGCCGACCTGATCGAAACGGACTGGGACATCGAACGAATCATGGCCGAACCCAACACTGAGATCCGGCGGTGCGCGATCGAGAAACTCGGCTGGGACCAGTTCGTCACCGCTGCAGGAATGAAACTCACCGACGAAGCGCCCGACCCTGGAAACCCCGGACAGGTACTGCGGCTGTACGACGTCCCGCGCCACGTCCTCGACCTACCGGTCCGGGTGCTCGTCGCGCACAACGCCACCCGCGAACGCGACGGAACCCGCCACACATTCGGCCTCACCATCCCAACCGATTGCCGCACCGCAATCTCAGCAGCAGCCTGGACGTTCGATCTCACCGAACGTGAGTACAAGGAATTGGCCCGCGCAACCTAGCCCTGGGTCGAAACACAAAGAGAGGAAACAGTTATGGCAACAACCACTCAGATGATCGAGGCAACCGGTGTCGACGTCTGCACCACCCAAGATCTCGACATCGACATCCCCGTACTTGGCGGTGTGCAGCGCCAGGGCGACGTCCTGGTACGCCCCGCGGCCGTTACCGCTAAGACCTCGGTTCCCGCAACTGGAACACCGGTCGTGCGAGGCGAATCCGGCGGCAACACCCACGCCATCTACGCCGCCGACGGCCCGGTCTACTGCGACACCGAAGCCGGATCAGCACGCGATCTCCGCGTCGCGGTTCTCTCGGTGCCCGAGGGCTCAACCGCCTACCTCGGCCACCCCGAACACGGCTACATGGGCATCGCGCCCGGCGACTACGAAATCCGCCGCCAGCGGGAAATGGCCGAAGAAATCCGCATGGTTGCCGACTAACGGGACCGCATGGGAAGGCGACGTGTCGTGAGGGGGCGTCGTCTTCCCTTGCACCCTCGGCGATCTGGAAAACCTAAAACGAAAAGGCGTCAATGGCTGAGAAAAGGCCTCCGGGCTTCAACATCCCGCTCGGCTTCTATGACGGCCCGGAAGTGAAGTCGATCCCGCGTCGTATCCGCGCCGCCGCGGTGGGTGTCTGGGCTCTCTGCGGAACTTTCTCAGCAAACAAACTTCAGGACGGATACGTCGGTCCCGAGACGCTGAAAGAGCTCGGCTGCACGCCCGCGATCCGAGCTGCGTTGAAGGCAACGCTGGGCTCAGATGGCGAGCCAGACCCACTCTGGATCGATGCCCGCGCCGGCGGCATTCAAGCCACGAAGTGGGCTAAGTACCAACGTTCACGCGATGAAGTTAAGGCCTTCCGCGACGCAGACGCGGAACGTAAGCGAAACGAACGTGCGACCAAACACAATACGTCTACCTCGGAAAACTCTGAAATGTCCGGACGGACAAAGAATGGACATCCGCAGGACAGTCGCACCCCTAAGACTAAGACAGAGACTAAGACAGATAGTGGTTACGTAACCGAGTCAGCTACGGACTCGAATGCGCGCGATGCCCGTGCTGCCACGCCAGCAGCTGATCTCGTCCGCCGAACGATCCCCCGCGAGATCAACTCCGCAACGCAAACCGCGCTCCGGCTAAACGCTGGCGCGCTGCTCAACGACGGCACACCGCCCGACGTCGTCGAAGCGGCCCTCACCGAATGGGCCGGGCGCACCGGTGTCGGACCCGGCGTCCTGGCGTCGCTTGCCGCCGACGTCGTCAAACGCCGAAACGGCTACGCCCGCGCCCCAAATGGCAAGCCACACAAGACCCGTGGTCTCGCCGAACTCGCCGCCGAAGAACGCTCCCGCGAACAGCACCAGATCGAAAGCTCCACTGTCCGAAAGGAAATCGGATGACAACCATCGCCGACGCTCTCGAAGTCATGACTTTGGTCTCGGTCTGCCATCACCGCACCGCACCGCGAATGGACGATCGCGACGTGGCGAAGGCTACAGCCGGCGTCTGGGCCGAGCTGTTCAGCACCTACCGGCTCGAGCTGCCCGACCTGCTCGCCGCGGTCAAGAAACGCGCCCTCAGCCATCCGGACGCGCCGGAGCCGGCCGACATCATCGCGTTCGCTCGCGAGATCCGACGCGACCGCGCCGAACGCGAATCCGACGCCGAGCGTCGGGCCCGCGAAGACCACCGCGACACCAAGCTCGAAAACGCGATCAACTCCCTGGCCGACCGGAAAGCGATCGAACATGCCTAGCATCGATCCCGGTTTCGAGCAGCGCCAAGCCGACCGCATCAAGGCCTACGACGACGCCATGGCCGCCGCCCACGCCGAGAACCCGCCGCACCTGACGCAGAAGGCGATCGACGCCTGCGACCGCTGTGACGGCGACGGCTACCGCAACGGCGTCGTCTGCGATCACGTCGACCGTGCCGACGTCGCGGCCCGCGGCGCAGCAGCATGCCGAGCCGCCCTATCGAAGCTGCCGAAATCATGATCGCCGAACTGCTCAGCGAGCTCGTCATGATCCGTTGGCGATCCGGGCTCACCCAGCAAGACGTCGCCGACCACATGGGCACACCCCGCACCGACGTCTGCCGGTTCGAAAACTCCGCGCACAAAGGGCGCTCGCCGCGGCTGTCCACGCTGATGCGCTACGCCGCCGCCGTCGGCGCCGAAATCCACGCGACCACAACGAGAACCGCGCGATGATCTCGAAGCTGGCCAATCCGAACAGCCGCGCCGTCAAAATCGCCTTGCAGCGCACATGCCCGCTCTGCGACGCCCAACCAGGCGAACGCTGCGTCCGGACAACAAAATCTTGCAAGCCTCGCCACGATCAACCTCTGACCGGCCGCGTCGTGCATATCGGCCGCGCGAAATTCAGGAGCGAATAATGCACGCCGCCTGGGTCATTCACACCACCCTCCGCCGGCGGTGGCCAGACGGCACCGAATTCGTCATCCGACCCGCAACCCCAGACGAACCGCGACTCGGGACGGCGATCGGCGGCTTCCAGATGACCATCACCCACCCAGCAGGGCTACGCGCGCACAGCCATCACCCGACTGTGGAATCCGCCAAGGCGCACGCCGATGAGCTCATGGCAAGCTTCGGACAGGCCGCGTCGTGAGCGTCGTCGTCGGCATCGACCCGAGCCTCACCAGCACAGGCATCGCCGTACTCATCAACGGCGCACCACTCGCCATGAAAGCCATCAACGGCGGCCGAAAAGACAGCAAAAGCTACGCCCACCGCTCCGACCGAATCGTCCGCCAATGCGGCGCAGTCATAGACGCCCTACCCGTCGACCACATCGACCTCGCCGTCATCGAAGGACAGGCCTACGGCTACCACAACGCCTACACCAGCGACGGCAACGCACTCTGGTGGGGAATCTTCAGCCAACTACGCGCACAACACATCCCGACCGCCGTCGTCACACCCATTACCAGGCAGAACTGGGTCATCGGCCGCGAAGGCAGCAAGGACGCGACCGAAAAAAAGAAACAAGTCCTACTCGCGGTCCGACTCTGGTGGCCCGGCCTCGCGAAAGCAGTCCGCAACGACGACATCGCCGACGCCCTGGCCCTCGCTACCCTCGGCGCCGCGCACTGCGGCGACCAGCTCCCATTCGAGCTGAAAGACCGACACCGCAACACCATCGAATCCATCGACTGGCCAAAGGTGACCGTGTGAGCATCGAACAGTTCACGGCCACCGCCATATGCCCGCGCTGCAGCAACGTTGCAACGCATAGGTTTCGAATGCCACGCTTTCCGATTCCCCTCAAAGACAGCAGCGCGGCCGCTCGTTTACACCGACAGCTGCTCAACCTTGAGAACGAAATAGCCGTGTTATCTGGAATCGGCTCAATGTTCGACGACCCGCGCGCGGCGGTCATCCGCCAATGCAGTTGCGGATACGAATGGGGACAAGCGTGAACCGTTGCCGGAAATGCCACGCAAAAGCCGACCTCAACCTCTGCAACGACCACATCCAAATGGTTCGCAACATGCTCGACGAAGTCCCATGGCTACTCGCCCAACTCGAAACCACCATCACCCGACAAGACAAACTCACCACCGCAGCCATCGGAAAATCATCCGAAACCCCACTCCCACTCAACCTCTCAGCCGTCGACATAGCCACCGAAGCCCGCAACGAAATCCTGAAAATCGTTCACCGCGTAGAACACAGCTTCGACCGCTACTGGCCAATGTGCACCGTCCCCACCGACTTCATCGGCCCACTCCCACCCGCCTGGCGACGAATGCCCACCAACTACGTCCCCACCACCCTCGAACTAGTCGACTGGCTCATGCGCCGCGTCCCCAACATCGCCCGCCACAAACGCGCCGGCACCATCTACCACCAACTCGCCCAACTCATCGGCGACGGCCCCGACGGCGGAACCCTCGTCGAAGCCATCAACCGCCAGGACCGCGCCTACTACGGCCCCTGCCTCACCGTCATCGGCCGCAACCGCGACGGCACCCCCCGCGAATGCGGACACATCCTCTACGCCCGCCGCGAAGCAATCGAAATCACCTGCCCCGACTGCGGAATCACCGTCAAAGCCGCCAAACAGCGCGCCGACGCCCTCGCGAAACGCGACCTATTCACCGAACCCCTACTACGTGAGCAGCTCGACATCCTCGACGAACACGTCCCCCGACCGCGGCTGTGGGACTGGATCCGCGCAGACCGACTCCAGCCGCGCGGCTACCTGCACGCCGGCCGAATCGTGGAACGCCGTGTCCGCCGCGGCGACCCCCGCGTATTCAGCCTCACCCAGGCCCGCGATTTGAGAACCCAAGACGCAGAACGGAAACGAGCATGAGAATCAGCGCATGACCGATCCGACAGGCAACATCACAGACCGGACCGAATGGCTCAAGCTGATTGACCGTGCCAAAGCCTCTCTGGCTGCTATCACCCCCGGGCCATGGATGTGGGAGGGTGATTCATTCAGCGATCAACCTAGCAACTGCCCGCACGGTACGCAGTGGACCGACCACGGCCCCAACCTTGTACGTGCCGACACAGATCCAGATCACTACATCGAAGACGACCACGTCATCACCAGCAACGGATACGACGCATCCGGACTCGAAATCAACACAGCCAACGCTGAATTCATCGCGGCCGCACCGGAGTTAGTTCGTGAGCTCATCGTTGCGCTAGAACACCTGACGAAGACCTGACAGTCCGCAAGGTTATCGGCGCGTCAAGAGAGGACCAGATGTTCACAGAAAAAGCATTGAGCGAGTTGAAGGATGCCGGGTTGATGCAGCTCGTTGTTCATCCGCCGAAAGGTAGCGATGTTTACCTGATAGCCAAGTTTGCACGGACGCACGATCAGCGAGGCCGATCCCCGCGCGAAAGAAATCGACATTCGGGCCGTGCCGTTGGACATGCACTGCCTGACCTGCTGGGGCTGACATAAGGACGGAGAACGGCATGGCGTACGCAGGCGAGTTCGGGGAACGGTGCGGGTTGAGCATGAGCAACGGCGCGGCCCATAGCCACATTTGCGAGTTCAGCGCGGAACACACTGACTGGGATCGGGACGGTTCGCACCAATGCGAGTGCGGCGAAACCTGGTGATTGACCCGACGTAAGGCGTCTTATCAGATGTCGGACACGCCCGCTAATCTGCGTAACTGGTGATAACCGCCTGACCTGCATATACTTCGACTTGTCAGTGGTAGACGCTGCCTGAAAAACCCCCGCTCACGTGGGGGTTTCGTCATTTCCAAGCCCCCATCCAGCCCGAGGGGAAAAGCCATGCCAAACGCCCACGCATCGACGCTCATCGCCGAAAACCTCCCCGCGCTCCCACACCCCGACGGCCAACCACGCAAACTCGCCGGCTACTCAACCACCGCGAAACCCGAAGGCCTCGTCAAGCAGATCACCCGCGGCGCCCAGGAAATCGGCGACTCCATCGTCAACCTGATCGAGCAGAACGGCGGAACGATCACCTTCGGCGACGAACCGCCCGTGGCTGAACCCGCGCCCGGTCCCGCGCCGACGCCGCGGATCGCCGAAATCCACTGCGCGCTCTGCAACACCCGACTCCTGCGACTCAACATCGCCAACGCGCCGCACATACGGATCAGCCCCGAAAACTTGGTCGCCATGGTCGGCCAGCTCACCGCAGACTGCGACAGCGGACACGGATTGACCAATGTGTGACCGCGACCATCAGCCCGAGCCATACACGATGTTCGGCGCCAAAGTCATCATTTGCGACGACATCGACGTGCAAACGTGGTTCGACGAATCGACATTTGCGGAGTTCGCCAAGTGACCGGCGCGTTTCGGCCGCCGCCGAAGATGATCCCCGACGAACTCCACCAGTACATCGGCGACATCAACCCCAACGCGCGACTACCCCGCCACCGGGTCGCCATGATGCTCGCGCTGATGGCGAAAACGCTGCAAGAGCAACTCAGCAGGCCCCAATTCGGCACCACGGTCCGCGTCGAAACACGACCCGACGGATTCACCCTGCACGCCGACATCACGCAGGTCGACATCGTCGACGACGTCCAACCCGGCTAAACCGAGAGGAGACGCCATGGCAACCCTCACCACCACAAACCCCACCCTCTTCGCCGCCGCCGACGGCATCTCCATGCCGAACTGGAAAAAAGACGCCTTCGACATCGAAGACTTCACCCTCGACTGGGCCAACTGGATCGACGACGGCGACAGCATCATCGCCGTCAACTACATCATCGCCACAGGATCCCCCCTGACGATCCTCTCCACCGACATCGTCAACAACGAACTCCACAACTTCACCACCGCCTGGATCCAAGGCGGCTCCTACGGCGAAACCGACAGCATCGTCGTCCAAATCACCACAAACGAAGGACGCGAAATGCAGCGCACATTCAAAATCACCTGCGGGCCGAACTGATGACCACATCCCCCACCCTGGCCACCGGACCCAGCCAATACCTCATCGACCAATGGCTCAACACCCTCGGAAACGTGCCATTCGTCGTCCCCCAGGTCTACTGGCAACTCCACCTGCTCATCCCGGGCGGCGAAGGCACCAACGGCGTCTCACAAACCACCCTGCGCGTCCCCGCCACATTCGCGCCCGCCGCGGCCGGCTCATTCAACTTCACCGGCATACCACCCGTCTGGCCCATCGCCTACACCGAAACCAGCCCCATTCTCGCGATCTCCGGATGGGACGCCCAAGCACCCGGCACCGGCAACTTCCTACTCTCCGGCACACTCCAAGCACCACGCCCCGTCGCGGCCGGCGACCAGTTCGCGCTCGCCGGATTCGTCATGAACGCCGTCGGGATGGCCAGCGACTAATGCCCGTCCTGCTCGACAACTCCAGCCTCATCATCGGCGACTTCGGAGCCTCCGCAACAACAGGCACCGTCACCCAACAAGCCACCGTCAACGCCCAATCCACCGGCGTCAAGGCCTACATATTCGCCTACCTGATGGGCAACAACAACGTCAGCGCCGCCACCCTGACAGCCGAATACGCCGGCGCCAGCGCCACCGCGCTCGGCTCACCCGTCATGTTCGGATCCAACCAGAACGCGCTCGCCGCGTTCGCCCTGAACTCCCCCCTGACCGGGAAACAGACCTGGGGAGTCACCGCCAGCGGCCTCACCGCACAAATCGCCGGATTCTGGATCATGGCCATCTGCGTCACCGAATCCGGAGTCCTGGCCACCGGAACACCAGTCCCCGTCACCGGAGACACCGCAGGCGCCGCAACAGCCAACAGCGTCACCGTGCCATCCTCAACCCCCGCCTGCCGAGTCCTCACCGCCCACGCCGTACGCACACCGAACCTGTTCACCGGCTACAACCACAACACCCTGTCCGCAGTATCCGGCGCACCAAACGGCATCGCCTACCTACTCGGCCTGCTCACCTCACCACTCGCATCCCCACCGCTCGGCGGCGAGCTCCTAGTCGGCGACAGCCCCGGCGCCACCAGCATCACCGGCACCGCGACGCAACCATCCACCGCCGCATGGGCCGCCATCGGCATCCCACTGACACCAGCACCCGTCATCGGAAACGCCGCCACCGACTTCGGCTTCGACATCACCGCTGCCGGCTCCGTCAAGCGATACACCACCCCATCACCCAAGCGCACCTACCTCATCCCCGCCCCACTGCTACCCACCTCCCCATGACGCAGAGCAGCCCCAACCCCGACAACCATCCCCACCGGCTACGCATCAGCTACGGGCCGCGGATGATCTTCGCCGAAACAGTGACATCGGTGACCATCACCAATGGATCCGACGGCACCCTCAAGCTCGAGGCCACCTACACGCCGGCCCCACCCGAGCATGAGCACGACGAAGACGGACCCGACGTCATGCCCGGCTGGGCCAACGACAACCCAGGCATCCCAGACCTCTGATGCCACCAGCCGCTCGAACCAAACGAACCACAACCCAGAAAGGCCTCGGCTGGCGCCACCAGCAAGCAGCCAAGGCACTCCACGACGACCACCGCACACGCAAGGACGGCTCACCCTGCACAGAGTGCGGGGAACCAATGTGGAGCGAGCCCACCCGCAACTGGGACTACGACCCAGACGGAGGCCCCAACAGCGGCAAACTCCACGCCGACCACGGAGAGATCAGCCGAGCCGAATGCATCCGCAAGGGACTGCCCATCCCACTCCCCAACCAACTCCTCCACGGCATCTGCAACATGCGCAAAGGCGCCGGACTCATGCTCGCCGGAGCACCGACCAACGGCGACGGGCTGCAACCACGCGCCATGAACTGGCCCATATGACACAGACGCAGCACGCCGCCGCACACACACCCAACGCCGAACGTCGCTCAGCAGGGCAGCCAGGCGGCAGCCCGACCCCCCCGAAAATATCGGAGGGGGGGTGGGGCAACACGCCTGACGCGCTGGTCAATCTTTTTTTTTCGACCACCGAAATTTTTCCGGTCGGTGTGGGAATGCTTGTGGCGCAACGGGTTTCGCGTCGGTTGAATCGTCGGAATGCCTTGCGTTTCAACGGTTTTCGCAGGTAGATGGCTGCGCGTCGGCGGAAACCGCCGGTTGTGTTGGCTGGTCAGCGTCTGGTCAACGAGCTCAGCCGTGATGACGACCCGTACTCGCTGCAGTTCCTGATCGAGCAGGCCGGCCATATCGCTGATTACCTCGAGCGTTCGCATCAGCTGCTCAACGGCGATCGGTCGTCGTGGCTTGAGGTGAAGATCGGCGCGAAGACGGTGGAGGTGGTGGTGACGAACGTGTTGATTCAGCACCGCCAGTTCACTGAGCAGCTACGCAAGCTGTTGTCGACGATCCACGCGCAGCGCGCCTCGATGCCGGATGATCCCGATGAGCCCGACGTCACTGCTGGCCTCTGACGACCAGCTGAAGCTCGGGCCTTACCCGGATTTCATCGGCACGTGGCCGCGGCTGACTGGCCGCCAGGAGCCGGAGTTCGAGTCACGGTTTCCCGGTGATGAGTCACTGGGCGACAAGTGCGCCGAGTTCGGCCGGCGGATCGGGTTGCGGTGCATGCCGTGGGAGTGGCAGACGATCCGCGGGATCTTGTCGCTGCGCCCGGCGAACGAGTGGGGCGAGCGTCTGTTCACGCATCGCGATGGCGTGGTGGAGTGCACGCGGCAGCAGGGCAAGACGCTGATCATTGTGCTGCTGATCCTGTTCTGCCTGTTTGTGCTGAACATGAAGCGGATCGTCTACACGGCGCAGCGGTGGTCGACGGCGCTCGACGTCTTCAACCGGGTCTGGACGGTGATCGATCGGGTTCCGTCGCTGCGCAAGCGGCTGGCCGAGAAACCGTCGAAGGCCGGTAACCGCGGTGTGATCCGACTGACCAACGGCGCGATGGCCGAGTTCGGGCCGCGGTCGCAGGACTTCGGCCGTGGTTACACCGAGGTCGACCTGGTGATCAACGACGAGGCTTACGACATCATCGCGGCCGAGGAAGCCAACCTCACCGGTGCGCAGTCGGCGGCGCAGAACCCGCTGACGCTGTACTTTTCTACGCCGCCGGTGAAGGACGTGCACCCGAACTGCCAGGTGCTCGCCGAGCTGCATCGAGTTGGTATGACCGGCGCGCCGGATCTGTTTTATCAGTTGTTCGCGGCGCCCCCGGGCGCTCCGGGCGACGAGCCGGAGACGTGGCGGCTGGCGCAGCCGTCGTACGGCGTGGCTACCAATGAGCGCGAGATCCGCACGAAGCTACAGAAGGCGAAGACGGCGGCGCAGAAGGCGTTGTTCGCGGCGGACTACCTCGGCCGCGGCGACTACCCGCCGCCGGAGACGGATTTTCATGCGGTGTTCGACGAGGACGGCTGGTCGGCTATGCGTGATGAGACACCGAAACTGACTGGACAGACGGCGATCGCACTGGGCCGCTCGCCTGATCGGCGCACGTGGGTGATCGGCGCCGGCCAGCGCAACGGCAACCGGGTGTACCTCGAGCTCGGCTACAGCAGGGCGACGTCGCTGACCGACGTCGTGGCGGCGGTGACCGCAGTCGTGCAGGCCTGGGATCCCGTCGCGGTGGTGATCAATCACCAGTCGTCGGCGATGGAAGCTGTTCCGGCGCTGACGAAGGCCGGGATCGAGCCCGTGGTGGCGAACTCGACGATGGTGCAGGCGGCGTGCGGCGGTTTCCTCAACGGCGCGCTCGAAGGCTCGCTGTCACACCCCGGTCAGCCGCTGCTGGACACCGCGGTGGCGTCGGCGGTCAAGCGGGAGCTGTCCGGCGGCCGGTTCGTGTGGGATCTGGACGCTGATTCGTCGTCTGCGCATCTCGATGCCGCCACGCTGGCGCACTGGGCGCTGCAGACGTTCAGCACGACCCCGAAAAAGCCGCCGGCCAAACCAGTTGGTGGTGCTGCGCGTTCGCGCGCCGCCGGCGACGACTTGAACGTGATGGAGATGTCTTTCTGAACCAACGTGACCGAAAGGGGTGCGCTGTCTGATGGCTGAGACCAAGACTAAGAAGGCCGCTCCGGTCGGTGAAAAGGGATTCGTCAACGGGTTCAGCGGCTGGGAGAACGCCTACGGCCTGTTCGACGTCTTCGAAGACAACCCGGCCCTGATGTGGCCGCAGTCGGTCCAGACTTACGCGAAGATGGCCCGCGGCGATGCCCGGGTGTCGTCGGTGCTGCGGGCGGTCGGTCTGCCGATTCGGCGAACGCCGTGGCGGATCGACCCGAACGGGGCCCGCAAGGAAGTCGTCGAGCTCGTCGCCCGCGATCTAGGGCTGCCGATCGTCGGCGCCGACGACAACGACGAGCCGAAAGCTCCTTTACGCGGCCGGTTCTCATGGCAGCAGCACCTGCAGCAGGCGCTTTTGCACCTGAAGTTCGGGCATTCGGTGTTCGAGCGGTGGTATCGGATCGGCGCGGACGGTATGGCGCACATCGATCGGGTGGCACCGCGCCCGGCCGCCACGATCGGGTACTGGAATGTCGCCCGGAACGGCGATCTGGTGTCGGTTTTGCAGTGGGCGGCCGGTGCTTTCGCTGGCGGCGGGTTCACGGTGGTCGGCGGCGATGAATCGTCGAGCGCAATCACCGCAGATCGGCTCGTGGTGTACCTGAATGAGCCGGATGCCGGTGTGCCGTGGGGAAATAGCCTGCTGCGGCCCGCGTGGAAGCACTGGAAGCTCAAAGACGAGCACATGCGGATCCAGGCGGCCGCCGACCGGCGACTCGGTATCGGTGTTCCGGGTTTCACAGCGTCGGAGGAAGAATCCGACAACCAGGACCGCCTCAACGAGTACCAGATCATGGCATCGGGCTACCGCGGCGGTGAAACCTCGGGATTCTCAATCCCGGCGGGCGCATCATTCAAAATCTATGGCGTCGAGGGCAATCCGCCTGATCTGCAGGCCCCGATCGACTACCACGACCGCCAGATCGGGCTCGTCGCGCTCGCGCACTTCCTGAACCTGGACGGCAAAGGCGGCAGCTACGCGCTGGCCAACGTCCAGGCGGACACGTTCACCCAGTCGGTGCAGACGGTGGCCGGCGACATGCGCGACACGGCGCAGGCGGCGATTGTCGAAGACCTCGTGCTGGTCAACTACGGGCCCGATGAGCCGGTGCCGATGCTGACTTTCGATGAGATCGGTTCGCAGCAGGATGCGACCGCGGCGGCGTTGAATCTGCTTGCGCTGGCTGGTCTTATCACCCCAGATCGGCGTCTTGAGGCCGCGATTAGGCAGGCGTCGGGGCTGCCGGCGCCGGACCCGGACGCCGAGCGGCCGGATAACCCAGATGACGTGACGGAGAACGTGAAAGTCGCTGCTGCGCAGGCTCGGGCCCGTGGTCGCAGCCCGCGCGACCGACGCAAGACACCGGACGGAGCGATGAGACTGTGGTGAACCAACCAAGCGGTGCTGCCGATCGGCGGCGCTGGTACCAGATCAAGAACGCCGCCAAGGAAGACGAAGGCCCGGCTGAGATCCTGATCTACGACGAGATCGACTCCTGGTTCGGCATCGCTGCAGGCGATTTCGTGCGTGACCTTGCGAAGATCGACGCACCGCAGATCACGGTGCGGATCAACTCGGTCGGCGGCGACGTGTTCGACGGCATCGCCATTCTCAACGCGCTGCGCGGCCATGACGCTCAGATCAACGTCGTCGTGGATGGGTTGGCGGCGTCGATCGCCAGCGTCATCGCGATGGGGGGCGACACCATCACGATGAACCGCAACAGCCAGATGATGCTGCACAACGGGTGGGCGATGTGCGTCGGTGACATGACTGACATGCAGAAGACCGCGGACATGTTGTCGAAGGCGACGACGAACATTGCGTCGATCTACGCCGAGCGCGCCGGAGGCACCGTCGATGACTGGCTCGGTGTCATGGAAGCCGAAACCTGGTTGACCGCAGAGGAAGCGGTCGAAGCAGGGCTCGCCGATTCGGTTATCGAACCTGACGCGCCTGTCGCCGCAGCCGCCGAGCGGGCCGCAGCGTCGTTTGACCGCTCCAAGTTTCGGTACTCCGGCCGTTCGGCCGCTCCCGCGCCGCGGATCGCCGCGCGGGCCCAAGCCCCTCAACCTGTCGAGGTCGAGGAAACACAAGGAAAGGAGCCACTCGTGGCGTCCCTGAATGAAAGCCTCGCGCAGGAACTCGGCCTCGACGCCGAGGCCGACGACGCGGCGATCTTGGAGGCGGTCAAGGCGAAGCTCGTCAAGCCTGCCGACCAAGACGAAACCACCACGGAGACAGTGTCCGACGATGCGCCTCCGGCTGCACCGCAGGAACTCAGCGCCGATCAGGTGACCGCGGTCGCCGCCAAGCTTGGTCTGACTGTGGTCGACAAGACGGTCTACGCCCAGCACGTGGCCGACGTGGCGTCACTCAAGGCAGTTCGTGAGCAGCAGCTGCGTGAGATCGACGACCAAACCATCAAGAACGCCCTCGAGAACGGCAAGATCACGCCGGCCAGCGCCGCGTCGTGGCGTGACCAGCTGTCGAAGGACCGCGATGGCATCAGCAACCTGCTGGCGTCGATGCCGGAGAACCGGGCGCTCGCGGTCGCTGGCGTCGGGCATGGCGTGGCCGCTGAGGACAGCGTTGACGCTGAGATGGCGTCGGTGTTCAACCGAGTGACCGGTACGACCTTCGGAAAGGGCAACTGACCATGAGCTACGCACCGAACTTCTTTCCCGGTGAGCGGCTTTCGTTCACCGCGGGCGCGGCCATCACGGAAGGGCAGCTGCTCTACCTCTCGGCTGCCAACACCGTCTCGCCGACGTCGGCCGCGACGATCGCATGGGTGGGTGTTGCCGCCGAGAGCGTCGCATCGGGTGCTCAGGTGACCGTGTACACCGTTGGTGTTCACACCGTCGCGGCGTCCGGAGCGATCGCCGCCGGCGCCAATGTCGCGGCTGCCGCCTCGGGTGCTGTCGCGGACTTCGCGTCGGGCACCAACTACGCCCAGGTCGTCGGCCTGGCGCTGTCGGCAGCCGCCAACAGCCTCGTCACCATCCTCATCCGTTGATCGCTGCAAACGCAGCTATACCCGAAAGCAGGTAACTAATGGCTACCAGTTTGCAGTTCCCGCCCGCAGCTCCAACGTTGTCGGGCGACATTGAATCCGTCAATCGGTTCCTCAACAACACCCCGTGGCTCATGCGGGCGTTGCGCACCATCGCCGAGCAGATGTTCATCTCCCCGAAATTGCTTACGGGGCAGTACTTCACTACATCCGGGTCGATCGGCTATCAGCAGAACGAGACGATCTACGCCGACAAGGCGCCTTCGGCGGTCAACCCCGGCAGTGAGTACCCGCAGACGTCGATCAGCCTGGGTACCGCTCAGCTGGCGAACACCGTCAAGTGGGGCGAGGACTCGCCGGTCACCGACGAAGCGATCAACCGCTTCCAGATCGACTCGGTCCGCGAGGCTCTCATCAAGCTCGCGAACTCGATGGTGCAGCAGATCGATTCTGTCGCGCTGTCGGCGATCTCGTCGGCGGTCACCCAGAGCACCGCCGCGATCGCCTCGTGGAAGGGCACCGGCTCGACGCCGGCCATTCTGCGTGACGTGCTGCTCGCGGTACAGAGCATCAAGAACCTGAAGCAGGGCTACAACCCCGACACGGTTCTGGTGGATCTGACCACCTGGGCGTACGCGATCTCCGACCCGACGCTGTCGCTGCTCATTCCGCGTGAGGCCCGCGACACCCCCGTCTACACCGGGCAGTGGACCAAGATCGCCGGCATGAACTGGATCACGAGCCCGAACCTGCCGACCAACGGTGTCGCCACGATTCTGGACTCCAGCCTGTTCGGTGGCTTCGTCGACGAACTGCTGCCGGCGCCGGGATACCTGCGGGACGACAACGGGATCCAGATGAAGTCGATCCGTGAGGACAAGGTCGACCAGTACCTCGTGCGGGCCCGTCGGATCACCGTGCCGATCGTTCGTGAGCCGGCCGCGGCGTGGAAGATCACCGGGGTGGCAGCATGAGTTACCTCGTCACCTCGGCCTGCGTGCTGGCGAAGGATCCGGCAGGCCGGATTCACTACCACTACGAAGGTTCGACGATCGGCTGGCTGTCGGATGAGCAGGCCAAGCACTTCCTCGACGAGGGACTGGTCGAACAGGTCGTCGGCAACGACGCGGTCGACGAGCACCTCACCGACGAGGGCAAGCCGAAAAAGGTTGCGCCCAAGCCGGTGTTGGTGGACTGGCTGGCCGGCCGCGGCTACGACCGCGACGAGCTCGAGGTGCAGAACAAGGACGAGCTCTGGGAGCTCATCGACGCGCAGGTCTGATCCATGCTGCCGTTTCTCAGCCCCGAAGATTTCGCGGATCGGTTTCCTCGAGACCTGACCGACGCTGAGACGTTGGTGGCCACCGATGCACTGCAGGTGGCCTCCAACTGGATCTGGAATCGCCTTCCGACGCTCCAACCCGATGACACCACGGCAGCCCTCGTGGTGTTCGAAGTAACCCGGGATGTCGTGCTGTACGGCATGTTCAACCGATTCGGGTCGTTCCAGAACACGACGTCGCACCGCACGGAGATGTTTTCCGATGCGGACATGAAGGATTTCGTCACCGAGCGTCACTGCAAGATGCTCGGCATCGACTTGATTGCTGCGCCGTCGTACAGCTTTCCGCCGGTCACTCAATTCATGACAGGGAGTGCCTGCGGGTACGACCCGCTGGTGGACTGATGATCTTCCCGATCGGTCAGCAGACAGTGGGGATCGCGACTCAGGTTCCTGTGCTCGATGGTGACGGCAATCCCGTCCTCACTGAGCTGATGGAAGAGCAGATGCAGTCCGAACCTTCGGTGATCCCGAAGACGGGTTGCGTTTTCGAAGTGCAGTCTCCGGCAACGACGTTCGTTAAGCAGGCCGAGAATGTCACCGACACCACGCGCACGACGAAGAAAGTGGCGTGGGTGTTTCTGCCTCCTGACGACGACACCACTGCGCTCGTTACTGGCCAGCAGATTCAGTACCCGTGTCCGGGCGGTCAGTTGTGGGATATGCGCGGTGACGCCACCGTCGAGGTCAATTTGGCCGGCACCCCGGATCACGTGTTCTGCCTCGTCGAGTTTCAGGAGGGCTGATGGCGATCTATTTGGCGGCCGAGCTCGCCGAGGCTGCGATGAGTCATCACGAGGTGCGTGAGGCGCGGGTCCACTTGGCGCATGAGGGCGCCGAGTACGCGCGGTCGATCACCCCGGTCGGTGTCCCACCGGATAAGCACCCCGGTGATCACCGTGACTCGATCGAGGTGATCGCGAACGGTGACGACGTCCGCATTCACTTCGGCCTGGACACCTGGAATCTGCTGGAGTACGGCAGCATTCACAACGAAGAGTTCGCTGTCCGGGCCCGCACCGAGCTGCACTTCAACGGGAAATGAGCGTCGAACTTCTAGGGCGCGCGGCACCGAACGCGCAAGCGTTTCTGCTGGCGTGGCTGGCGCCTCTCGGAGCCTGCGGCACATTGCGAAACCCCGGAGATCCGTTGCCGTTTCGGATGGTCACCCAGATCGACGGCAGCGGCGACTTGTTCAGCGAGTGGCCGCTGGTTTCGGTGCATACGTTCGGTGACACCGCCGGGGATATCCCTGACACGTTGGCCATGCGCGCATCCAGCATCACGCACCGTCGCCTGATGCTGCTCATGGATGACCCAACGACTGAGGTGCAGATGGCCGACGGCAGTATCGCCGGCCTGGAGTACTTCGACGTCAAAGAGCTACCGAAGAAAGTGAATTATCACGACACTTCGGTGATTCGGTATGTCGGCCGTTACGAGCTCGGCTTAAAGCTCGTCTGAATCAGCCCTTAGCACAACCCATTTCCGCCGGATGGCCTTCGGCGATTAACCCCGCATGTCCGAAAGGAAATTCAACTCATGACACTGACTGTTCCCTCTGTCGGGGGTGGCTTCAAGGCGGCCGGCCTCAACAACTATCGCTCTGATCGTGTCCGGCGTGGCGGCCTGGTGGCCGTGCTGGTGCGCGACTACTTCGGTGGCATCACCAACATCAGTCCGGGGGTGTTCAATCCGTTCGCGCAGGACGGCAACATCCGCACCGATCTGCTGGCGGTGGTCAAGGACAACGACGGCAACTTCGTCACCAACTCGGCGTCGAACCAGGGCTGGTACCTGGCTGGCGCGCTGGACCCGAAGGGCGTCGACGAGACCCCGGAGATGACGGTCGACAAGTTGGAGATCCTGCAGTCGAACATGGAGATCCGCTCCGACATTCAGAAGGAAGGTGGCACAGCGTCGTTCGTGATGTTTGAGTCGCGGGCGCTGACCGACTGCCTGCGGTACAACCGGCCGCTGGCGAGCATTGCCTCGGACGGTGCCTCGCAATACTTCTACGGCAAGTACGCCGATGCCACGCTGGTCGAGCGTCAGCTGCTGCTGATCCGCGCCGACCAGGCCAACGGTCAGCAGGAGTACACCGCGATCCCGAAGCCGCGCGTCACTCTGAACAAGATCAACGCCCGCAAGTGGGACAAGAAGAACCCCGATGCGTTCGACGTGATGTGGGATGAGCTGCTCGATGAGTGGTTCATCGACACCGACGGCACCCCGCTGCAGGCCGGTATCTGGCGTTCCGGCGCCGGCTGGACCGCGGCCAGCGGCGCTCCTGAAGAGGACAGCGCCACGGTCACCGCGACTGCGATCGCCGGGGCGAAGGCCACCGTGGCGTTCCCGGTTCCGGCCGGCCCGGATGGTCCGTTCACGTACTCGCTGCAGCAGAAGGCTGGCAGCGGCGCGCTGGTCGCGTCGACATTGCTTGGGTCGCCTTCCGTGTCCGGCGGCACTGTCACCTTGACCGCGACAACTCTGACCGTGGGCACCTCGTACACCTTCCAGCCCACGGCGATCGGCGTCAACAGCTTGTCGACCGTGCTGCCGCTGTCGAACTCCGTCACCGCGATCACCTAGATCGTGTAATCCCCCGCGGGGCGGCCGTTTTGGTGTTTGTCGGCACCTCCAGGGCTGGGCGTCCGCCCCGCGGGTTTCACCAACCACACAGCCCCCTGATGTGCCGACACAGCCCCCTGAAAGGAACAGCCCTGCTATGTCCGAAAACGACGAAAACAACGACAACGTCAACGCACTGCTGCTGCGCCCCACCAAGCCGGAAGAGGCCCGCGAACAGGCCGCCGAATGCCTCGGTTTCATCCGCGGCCGCTTGTTCGACCTGGGCGACGGCAAGACGTGGGAACTGCCGAACCCGTCTCTGCTCGACGACGAACAGCAGGAACGCTACAACGCTTACCTGTTCGAGGTCGACCAGCTCGATCGGTATCCCGATCAAACCGACGACAGTGGCCGCGTGATCAGCCGCGGCGACGTCATGGATCCGCCGCGCAAAGACGGTGCGCTCCTGGCGCCCAACGATATTCGCCTCGCGAAGGCGCTGATGGGCGATGACACCTACGAGCTGTTCATCAAGGCTGACGGTCGATCGAGCCAGATCCGCGTCCACTGGTCGGAGATGAATCGCCGCATGATGGATAGGCTGCGTGACGACTCGAAAAGTCGATCAGGCGATGTGGTGGTGGCTCCGGTTTCCGACGGAGATTGAGTCCGACCTTCTCGACAAGGGACGCCGAATCGGCGAATGGCACACCTACCCAAAGCGATTCGAGAACGGTTCCCGGATGAGCAGCCGTGAGCTGCTCACAATTCTTAAACATTTACCGAGTGGTTCCGAGTTCAGGAAAGCGGTCAGCTTCGACGGCTGGTCGGACGACATGCGCGTCGCCGCCAGTACCGCCAACACGCTCAGCGAATTACTGCGGGCGACGAGTTTGGCCGCCGGCGGCGAGGACTACGAGCCTGCACGGTTCCTGTCGCCGCTCGAGGTACGCGAGATAGCCGAAGACGACGCGCTGCTCGACGAGGACCGCGACGCATTCATGAACCAGGCCTTCGGGCTTTAGCAGAGGGAGGTGAGCCATGCCGTCACTGGATCTTGAGGTGCGAACTCAGCTCAACCTCGCTATGGCTGAGGCCGCGGCGAATGAGGCGTTGCGGATCTTCTCGCGCACCGGCGACGAGATCGCGAGTGGTTTCGGCGGCCGGATCACGCGGGCGCTCGGCGGTTTGAAGACCAGCGCAGCGCAATCCGAGCTGCGCGGTTTGCAGTCGGAGTACGCGAAGCTGGCGGCGGCCGAGAAGGCCGCGGCGGACATGTCGGTGCGCCGTGCCAGCGAGGTCGAGGTGGCGTTGCGCCGCAAGGTTGCGGTGCAGGCGTCGGACACCGCGACGACGCTGGAAGCGGCCCGGGCCGAGCGTGCGCTGGTGGATGCGCGCCGGGCGAACGAGCAGGCGTTGCGCCGGCATGAGTCGGCGATGGTCAACACCGCGGCGGCCCAGCAGCGTCTCGGTGATTCCGCGGTGGCCGCCGGTACAGCGGCTGAGACCGCGGGGCGCGCTTGGAATGTCCTGGGGGTTGGCGCGGTCGCCGCGACCGGCATCGCGATGGCCGAAACCACCCACCGTGCAGGCGATTTCCAGGAAGCGATGATCAAACTCAACGCTTCCGCTGGAGAAACCGGCCAGATGTTGGGCGGCCAATTCACGGGCAACCTGAAAGTCGTCTCTGACGGAATCCTGCAGATGGCCGGCAACGTCGGGTATTCCGCCGGCCAGCTCACCGAGGCAATGTATACCGTCGAAAAGGCCGGGTTCCGCGGCTCGGATGGGCTGAAGGTGTTGCAGGCCGCGGCCCAGGGCGCCGGTGCTGAGCAGGCCGATCTGAAAGAAGTCGTCGACGGCCTCACCACGTCTATGACGGACTTCCACGTTGCACCTGATCAGGCTGCGCGGTTGATGTCGCAGATGGTCACCGCGGTCGGCGCCGCCAAGACGAACTTCCAAGATTTCGCTGGCGCGCTCCACTCAGTTGAGCCTGTCGCCGCCGCGGCGCACCTCCGTCTTGAAGACGTGTGGGGAAGCCTCGCGCAGATCACCCAATCCGGCACATCCGCCGAACAAGCCACCGAGAACATGCGGAACGCGATCAACGCGTTCACCGGGCAGTCTCAGCCCGCTCGGGATGCGATGGCGCAGTTCGGGATCAACGCCGACGAAGTGTCTCAGAAGCTGTCGCAGCGCGGGCTCGCCGGGACGATGCAGTACCTGTATGGCGTTATCTCCCAGAAGGTCATCCCGGGCTCCAACCTGCTCGACCAGGGCGAGCTACTGAAAAACGCTCAGGCTGTCGGCGATCTCGACGCGATGGTGACGCAGATGTCGCCGCACGCGCAGGAATTGGCGACGCAGTTCAAGAACAACGAGATCGGCGTGAAGGCCTTCACCAAAGAGGCGCGCGCCATGGGCGGCGAGGATGCAGCGAAGCTGCTGCAGTTCGAGCAGCTGAACCTCAAGGTCGACGGATTCAGTAAGGCCACGAAAACGGGCCGCGACAACCTGGAAACATTGGCGGCAGCGATGCGCGCGGTGACGGGAACCGTTGCAGGCCAGTCGGTTGCGCTGCAACTCTCGGGTGAGAACACCGAGCGCGTCAACCAGACGATCAAGGACATCGCGGGCACCTACACAGATGCGCAGGGCAACGTCAAGGGCTTCGCTGAGTCCCAAGAGGGTTTGAACGCCAAAATGCGCGACGTCAAAGCATCGTTCGGCGCTGCTGCGATTGAGATCGGCGAGACGTTCGTTCCGCTGATGACTGAGGTCGCGAACATCGGTAAGGACGTGGCTGACACGTTTGCCCGTCATCCGGCTGTTATGCATGCCGTCGTTGACGGCGTTGGTGCGATGGCCGGTGCGTGGGCGATTTTTAAGGCGGCGAACATCGCCGAGACGGTGTTGGCTCCTGTCGCCCGCGGTCTTGGTTCGATCATCGACGGGGAGGCTGGGGCTGAAGCGGGAGCGTCCAGGCTTAGTGGCGCGCTCGGTCGGTTGGCGCGGGCCGGTGCGTTGGCGGCAGGTGCTCAAATCGTCGGCAACGCGGCACAGGACGCGGCCGGTTCCTCCGGCTTTTTGCATAACGCGGCCGTCATAGGCACCGATGCGGCCACCGGCGCCGCCATGGGTAGCGTGTTCGGCCCTTGGGGGACAGCGATCGGCGGCGTCGGGGGCGCAGGCTGGGGTTTGTACAACCAACTGACCAGTCACGCTGACGGTGGCCCGTTAAATGCTCCGGGGGCGCCTGGCCGTGATTCGGCGCTGTTTTGGGGTGCTGCCGGTGAGCATGTGTGGACGCACAACGAGGTCCAGGCCGCTGGCGGACACGGCGCCATGTATGCGATGCGGGATGCGGTGTTGCACCGCGCCGGTGGCGGCGCGATCGGCAATGTCGACACCACCGGCATGCAGGTCGACACCATGGCTGTCGCGCAAACCGTCGCGCAAATGTTTCCCGGTGTGACGATCGGCGGCTACCGTGCGCCGGACGGCTTCAACGAACACAGCTCGGGTGAAGCGGCAGACATCATGGTCGGCAACAACCGTGATCTCGGCAACCAGGTCGCATCGTGGGCGCTCGCCAATGCGGCCATGTTCGGCGTGGAATACGTGCTGTGGCAGCAGACGCAGTGGAATCCCGATGGATCGCATTCGCCGATGGGGGATCGCGGTAGCCCAACCCAGAACCACATGGACCACGTCCACATCCGCACTGCGGGCGGCGGTTTCATGCAGGGCGCGGGTCCTGGTCCTGCGGGTGCCGGGTCGATGCCGCAAGGCACTTCTGGGCGCCCCGCGCCTGCGGTGATGGGCGGTGCTCTTGGCATGGCCGGCGGTGGTATGGGGGGCGCTGGCGGCATGGGCATGGGCGGCCTCGGCGGTGGCGGCTTTTTCGAGGCTGATCCGGCCAAGATGGACGCGGCGAACAACCGATTCGCCCGTGCCACTGAGCGTTTGACAGAGGCCCGTGAGCGTGAAGCCGAAGTACTGAAGAAGGCGAACGCCCAGCAATCTGAGAAGGACCGCGCCCACGACCAGGTGCTCGACGCGGAACGGGAGTTAACGTCGGCGCAGCAGGCGCAGGCCGAGGCGCAGCGCGGCACATTCCATTCCGGGCGCGGTGGCCGAGGCGGTTCTGGGGGCTCGATGCTGGCGACGCCGCTGCCCGGCAACTTCGGTGTCGGTGGCGGCCTGCCTGGAATGGCTGAGTGGCTTGTCGACTGGATCGGCGACATGGCGATGGCGCCGTGGGCGGCGAGCCTCGGCATGGGTGGCGGCGACGGATTAGGCGCCATGGGGTCGGATGGCGCGGGAATGTCGTCGCTAGCCGGGTTCGGCGGGAACATGCCGTCGCCGACAGCGGCAGGTGTCGGATCGTGGTCGGGCGCAGCGATGCCGGCCGTATTTACCGGAGTCCCCGGAAGCGGTGGGGCGTTCCCATCTGGATCCGCTTCTCCCTCAGGAAGTCCCGGAAGTAACGCCGCGCCGTCATCCAGTTCTGCGGCTTCCACGACACCAAGTTCCGGCGCCAACTTTTACAAGGACTGGTATCCAAGGGCCGGCGATTCACCCGTTGCACCTCCCGCACCGGCGAGCAATTTTTACAAGGACTGGTATCCGGCAGCGACCGACATGTATGCGGGCACGAACCCATTCGGCATCGACCTTCAGAACCGGTATCAGTCCGGGAATCCCAATGCGGCCGGGCCGCCCAGTACGGGCCAGATAGATCCTCGCCTGATCACGCCAGACCACTCGTGGAGCAACCCGCCGCCCGTCTCGTTCAAACCCGGCGGCTCGTCGATGCAGGACATGCTGAATGCTGCTGCGCAGCACGGGTGGTCCAACCAACCGACCTATGGAGGGCTTCCGGGCGCGCCGATCTTCGGTGACGACGCGGTGCATCGATCCACCGGCGGACCCTCCGGCACCGACACCATCCCCGCGTGGCTCTCACCCGGCGAATTCACCGAACGAAAGTCGGCCGTCGACAAGTACGGCCCCGGCTTCATGCAAGCCGTCAACGACGGCCGCGTCGACCCAGCCTCGGTGCACTACTACGGCGTTGGCGGCCTAGCGGGCGTCGACGATCCCGAAACTCAAGCCACCTCGGCCGCCGCAGTACCAGCGCCGAGACCTCCTACGCCGCCCCCGACCACACCGGGACCCGCATCCCCGCAGGGTGAAACCCCCACGGGGAGCGGCCAAAAGCAGGACGGTACGCAGTCGTTGCCGTTCAACCAAGGCAACTCGTCGCCCGGTCTCGGGATCTCGGGTGGTGCTGGCGGCCAGGCGGCGGGCATGTTCCCCGGCGGTTCGCTGGCCTTCGCTCTCGCCGGCCGCACCATCGGCTACGCCGGCCAAGCCGCAGCCATCGGCACCGAAGCGTTGATGCAGACGTTCCTGCCCGACGACACCCCGCTGGCGAACTTCTCTAACACGATCCCCGGGAAATTGCTCGGCGCGGTCGCCGGTGCCCGCCCGGCCGGGCAGAACATGGCCGGCAAGCAGACGCCGCAGCTCAGCAAAGACCAGGTCGACCAAAAGTCCGCAGCGATGTCCGGCGGCAAGGGCGAGTCACCGCTCATCGGTGAGCAGCACAACTACGGCGTGAACAACGGCGACGAAGTCGCCCAAGCACTTTCGCGCGCGCAGTACTCCAGCTACAACGCCGGACAGGGCCGTTGATCACCTACCCGGCCGGGTCGATCACACCGTACGGCGCATACCAGTTCCTGCGCGGCGACGGCTACAACGTCAGCTGCATCTCCTACGACAAGAACGTCGCGTGGCAGGTCATGGGCGGCCGCGCACCGATCACCCGTGACGGCGTCACCGTCAAGAAAATCAAAGGCCTCATCCCGACCTGGCAGATCAAAGACCAGAAGGGGGCCAACCAGGACGGCGTCACGTTCAACAAGTCGCTCTATGACCCGATCGTCATCGACATGCCCGTCGAGGTGCGCGGCTCGACACCGGCGATCACACGCAGGTTCATCCGCGACTGGATCGACTCGTGGGATCCCACTCTGCCGAACCAATTCAACTTCGACACAGCGGATATGGGCCGCTGGTGGGCGAGCGCCCGCTGGTTCAAGGCACCCACCGACGACATTTTGGGCACGCAGCACTGCCGTCAGCCGTTCGTGTGGACTACCCGGATCGACGACGCGTTCTGGCGGTTCGTCCTCGACTGCGTCGACCAGTTCCCGACGGCCGGAACCACACTGCCCGCCGGGGGTGCCGCGTCGGGATTCATCACGCTCACAAACATCGGCACCGAGGTGTTCTGGCCGGATTACCTGTTCTACGGGCCTGGCACCGTATCGATCGGTAACGGCCCGAATTCACAGTCGATGATCACCTTCGGGCCGCTGCTGGAAAACCAGATCGCGTTGCTGCGCACCAATCCCCGCAAGCGCGGCGTCTACGACTTGTCGACGACCACGGCAACAGGCACCCCGACGCAGCTCAACCAGTGGCAGCAGTTCATCGAGACCGTCATCAGTTTGGCGACGAACGGCAACGTACCGCCGCTGCTGCAACAGTTCGAATCCTATTTCGGGATCCAAGCGCCGCAGGGCCCGTTCTACAGCTTGCTCAACGGCCGCTTCACGACGTCGCTGCCGAAGAAACCAGTCGCCGCAGCACCCGTGGAGTCGTCGATCCCCGTGCAAATTACCGGCGGCAGCGGCGCAACGAAGCTGATCGCCTACGGCACGCCGCTGCGCCGGTGGCCAGCGTGACCGCCACCCTCTACACATTCGCGGGCACTGGCGCCGCGACGTTCGTCCCGTTGTTCGGCGACCTCAACCAGTTCGACCTGCAAGTCGCCGAAGGGGTCGACAAGTCCAGCTGGAACGTTGTCGCGATCGACTACCCGGGCGCGCACATGCCGTGGGACGGTAGCGGCACAGAGGTTTTCACCGCTGGCTACACCATCGAAACGGGTTGCCAAGCAGGCGCGGCTAACGCTGTCGCCACGATCACCGCGACGACCGGACCGTTCGCGTTCTGCGCCTACAGCCTGGGATGCGTCGTCGCGGCCCTGGTGTACAACGAGCTTCAGCCCGGCGGCGCGCTCGCGAACCGCGCTAACGACTGGCTCGGTACCGTCACGTTCGGCAGCCCAGTCCGCAAGGCCGGGCATACCATCCCGGGCGGAATTGACCCCGGTGGCCACGGCGCGATGGGCGCGGACTACCGCATGACGTCGGTGCCCGATAGCTGGTGGGACTTCGCCAACTCCGGCCCGCTCGACCCAGTCACCACCACCGGCGACGACACCGCTGGCACAGATTTCACTCAGATCGTCGATCTGACCTTCACCACAACCGGAATCACCGAATTCGACGGCATCGTCGGCGTATTGACCGCCGCGCTGCCGGACCTGTCCGCGCAAATCCCCGCGCTGTGGCAGATCGCGTGCGAACTGTTCTTCCCGTTCCTATCGGTGAGCAGCAACGTCAACGGGCACCTCAACTACAACCAGCCCTACCAGGGCTCATCAACCGGAAGCAATCTTTCCGCAGTCCAGCTTGCGATCAACTACCTCAACGGCCTAACGCAGTCGCCGGCGACCACCACCTCGACCGCAACCTCCGGATCGGCGTCAGCGTCGGTGAACGAGCTTCGGGCGATGGTGCTGCAGAACAACGAATACGTGGCGATCACCGGCGCCGAGCAAGCGGTGCAGGAGACGGATAACCTCGACGTCACCAGCATCGTCGTCGAGGTTATCCGTCTCCTGC